CCACTGCTCGCCGGTGTCCGGGTCCGCGACCCAGCCGACGATCTGGCCGTGGCGGGCGACCTGCTCGCCGTTGTCCCGGACCCACCTCAGGGTCAGGACGTGGCGGAAGCGGTTGCGGTAGGCGGCGATCCCGGGGGCCATCTCTACCTTGCTGGCCTGTGTCATACGTTAAGCCTAGCGCCAATAAGCGCTAGCGTCAAGTCTGACAGGCTAGACAGTATCACCCGTTTGGGTGAATCCCGCTATCAGACCAGCGTCGGCAGCCGCCCGACCGCCGCCGCCAGCCGGGGCGACGCCACCCGCACATAGCCCAACGTGGTCGAGATGCTGGCGTGGCCCATCAGCTCCCGCACCTCCTCCAACCCGGCGCCGGAGGCCACCAGGCTGGTGCCGTACCAGTGCCTCAACATGTGCGCGGTCACGTCCACCCCCAGCCCGAGGTAGCAGCGGCGGAGCTCGGCGGAGACGTGGTCGCGCCACGGGTCCCGCCCGGGTGCCACCGGGCCGGCCGGCAGGTTCTCGACCGCGGCCCAGACCAGCGGGTGGGTGGGCACCCGCCGGAGCTTGTCGCCCTTGCCGTGTAGCGTCACCCGGTTGGGGTCGACGTGCTCACGCCGGAGGCGGGTGATCTCAATGCACCTCGCGCCGGCGTACGCGGCGATGGTCGACCACAGCCGGTACGGCTCGGGTGCCCGGGCGAGGATGACCGCGAGCTCGGCGTCCGAGCACGGGTTGGGCAGGCCGGGGCGGACCCGGGGGCGGGGGACCAGCGCACCCTCGTCCCGGCTGATGTGCCCCACGGCCACCGCCCACGAGGTGAGCCCGCGGATCGCCGCGTGGTAGGTGTGGCGGGTGGCCGCGCTGCCGTACCGGCCAAGCCAGGCCGTGATCTCGGCGGCGGTGGCGGTGGGCACCCCGCAGGGCAGTTCCCGGTGGGCGGCCCGTAGGGCGGTGCCGTAGGTGCGGACCGTCTTCGGGGAGCGGCCGATGCGGGCGAGGTGGGCGAGGTAATCCTCGAGGATGTCAAGGTCGGGGGTCATCTGGGGTTATCGGCTGGTGGCTGCCGGTAGCGCCGGGGCTGCCGGGTGGGAGAGTCGGGCCGGGCGGCCGATGCTGGCGGTGGTCGGTGCGGGTACGCGGCTCATGCTTCCGGGGGAGCCGGCGGCCCGTCCGGATGGGCGGATGTGGTGGCCGTTCGGCTGCTCGGGGCTGGTCGGTGTGGTAGCGATGGGATAGCTTCCCGTTAGCCTGCGGCGGCGGGTGAGAACCCGCTCGGCCGGCTGGTCATCCAGCGGCAGCAGCTCGGCGACCTTGACGTCCAGGGCGTCGGCGATGCGCTCCAGATCGTCTAGGTCAATCTTCGTGGTCTCGGCGAGCCGGTACTGGACCCACATTCGCTTCACGCCGATCTTCTCCGCCAGCTCGCGGGCGGTCATCCGCCGTCGTGCGAGCGTGGCTCGAAGCTCCCCCGCGACGTACGCGTTTAGCGTCTCAACGTCACTCATACCGTTAGGTTGGCACGGTATCTGTGCCACCGTCAAGACTGACTAGCTGACGGCACAGTCATCCGTTCGGGTGGTTCTAGGTTCGTGCCGCGTGACTCGCTTGCGTGCGCACAAGACTTGTGCCAAGCTGCGCTTATGACGGATCGCAGCGCAGAGCCAGTGCTCGCAGCCATCCTTGATGTGCTCAAAGAACAGGGCCTGTCGCGGCGCGAGCTGGCTCGGCGGATCGGCTGGGGTCGGATGCGAACCCAGCACCTGCTCAGCGGGAACACGCGGCTGGGCGTCACCGACCTGCAAGAGATCGCCACCGCGTTGGGCGTGCCGGTGAGCCGGTTCCTGCCCGAGGACCAGCCGGCAGGTGACGCGCGATGAGCGAGAACAGCCTCACCTTCCCCTGCCCGCTGTGCAGCGTGGTCGTGACCGTCGTCGTCGACAACCTCAACGTCCAGGTCACCCCACCCGAGGCGGGAAAGCAGCTCAGACGCTCCACCGTCACCGCGACCGGCATCGGCGTGACCAACCACGTCCACGGACGGAGCAACCACTGATGACCGCCACCGACACCCCGACCCTGCTCACCGAGCAGGAGTACGAAGCTGCGCTCAACCGCCTGAACGAGTACAAGCGTCGGCTAGATGACGCAGAGCGAATCACCGACGCCGACAGCCTCCAGTACGCCCGCGACCTGACATCGATCTATGAGGACGGCCGATGGGTGAAAGACCTCCCACCGGTCACGAAGACTCACCACCGTGGGCGGCCCGTAGACCCGAAGTCGAAGAGCCGCTTGGCGAAGTGGGTCAAGCAGACGGTCGGCCTGGCGCCGCGGACCACCTATCGGTTGCGTTCGGCAGAGGTCCTGAGCCGGGGAATTTCTATGACCACGTGGTCAGAGAAATTCGTCACCGAGGCGACCTTGCGCCCCCTCGCCAGTTTGCGCCGCCTGGCCGGGCTGGAGACCGAAGGCTGGCAGCGCGCCGGTGATGGCAGATACCCAGATGCGATCAAGCAGGCATGGGAGCTTGCCGTTGAACTTGCGGCCGGGGAGACCCCGACCGGAAGCCAGGTAGAAGAGGCCGTCAAGAAGTGGAAGGCGACGAACCTCCCCCACGCGACGGTGAACCGGCTGCGCAGTGAAGACCGGAAGCTCAAGCTGCGCAACGAGGCGCTGGCTAGGTTCCGCGAGCTGCTCGACACCGACCAGCTTGCCACCGCCCAAGAGCTTGTGAACGAGCAGATCCGGCTCTTGAAGGAAAAGGCGGGGGGTGCCTGATGCTGGAGGAAATCCACCTCCCGGTGACCGACGGAGTTCCCACGACCGTCGACGAGCTGTACGTCGGCAAGTGCAGGTGCGGCACCCGCTGGCAGGGCGAGGCCATCGCCCACTGCGGTAGCTGCCACCTGACCTTCACGACCGTGGGCAACTTCGACGCCCACCTCGACGGGCGCCGTAACCCGGTACCTGGCTGCCGAACCGAGGCCGAGATGCGGGAGCGCGGCTACGAGCCCAACGCTGCGGGGCACTGGCGCAAGCCGATGCCTGAAGGCAAGACGCCATGGGCGGCGACCCGATGATCCGCGACCCGCAGCCGCTCACCGGCGACACCGTCCCCTGCCCCGAATGCCGGGAGGACCTCGACAACCACCACCCCTGTGGTGAGCCCGGCTGCGGGTGCTGGTGCATGGACCCGGACACACCCGCGCACATGCTGCGGCCACCGAAGGTGGTGGGGTCGTGAGCGCCTCCACGCCGGTCGCCGGCTACCCCGTCCACGCCGTGGTCGAGTACCGCCGGTGGACCAACGAGCACGGTTCGCTGTTCACCGACTGGCGCGGCCTGTGCTCAGCCACCGGTGTCGACACCGGCCACCGGCCGCTGCGGCTCGCCGGTGCAGCCCGCCGGGCGGAGCTGTGCCGCCGCTGCTTCCCCTGGCGCGGCTGGGAGACGGCCGGCCCCCTCGGCGCGCCCAGGGAGGTGACCGAGTGAGCCGCCCCGCCGACGGCTGGCAGGACTTCGCGTTCTGCGCCTTCCTGGTGGCCCGGTCCGATGTCGACGTGACCGTCCGGCTGTGGTTCCCGGGCCCCGGCCGGGCGGAGCGCGACTACGCCGTGGCGCGGCGGATCTGCGACCAGTGCCTGGTGCGGACCGAGTGCCTGGAGTATGCGCTGCGGACCGAGGTGGAGTACTTCCGGTTCGGCATGTGGGGTGGGAAGACCGCGGACGAGCGGTCAAAGATCGTACGGCAGCGTCAGGCGGTGACCCGGTGAGCGAGACCTGCGAGAAGGCCTGGCCGTCCGACCAGCCCACCCGGATCGATGACACGTACCGGCAGCACCGCTGCGGCCTGAACGTGGACCACCGGGGGCACCACGTGTGCCGCTACTGCGGGACCGGTGCCCGGTGAGCAGCCAGCGGTCCGGGGTGCGCGTGCGCGACGCGGCGGTGGCTCAGATCGCCCGGCTGCTCGGCGAGCCCACCGCCCGCTGCCCGGTGTGCCAGCAGCTGCTGCGGCTGGTCGCCGCCGGAACCATGCTGCCGGCCCACTTCCTGCGCATCTCGGGTCACAGCTGGTGCCCCGGCTCGGAGCAGCCGGCGGTGACCCGATGAGCCGCCACGGGTTCCTCAACGGGTACGAGGACGGCCGCAAGCACGTCCGCTCCGGCCGGCTCACCCGCGCCCAGAAGGCCGCCGTCCGCCGCCGTGCCCACAGCGAGCGGCCCCGGGTCCACAAGCGGTCAGCGGTGTCCGCGGTGCTCTGGCTGCTGGGCGCCGCGGTGCTGGCCGTACTCATCTGCACCGGCGTGCTCGGGGGTGACCAGCCGTGAGCGGCTGTGCGCTGGCGCTGCTGATGCTGCCGTGGCTGCTGCTGCGGCACCGCGGCGGCCAGCAGCCCGACCGGCACGACCCCCGCCCCGACCGGCTCGGCGCCCACGAGACCAACGCGTTCAGCGGCCACCTGACCCCGGCGGCCGAACTGATCCGCCGGCTCAACCACCCCACCACCAAGGAGAAGCGATGAGCGACCCGATTGCCATCCCCCACACTGCCCTCACCGCCGCCTTGCTCGGCTGGGGGGTCGACCCGGCCGACCTGCTCGACCTGACCATCCGCGTCAACCGGGACGGCGGCTGGCTACAGGTCACCCGGACCCGCCGCGACCCCGACGGGCATCCGCTGTACGCCGGCGGTGGGCTGGCCACTGTCACCGTCATCGTCGGCATCGACCCGGCCACCACCGGAGAGGAACCGACGTGAGCATGCAGGAGATCGTGAGCATCGACCGTTCCGACGGTGGCCAGGATGTCCGGTTGGGCGGCATCGGGATCGGCCACATTTTGCCCCACGATGGCGGCTGGTACGCCCACCCCGCCGGTGATCAGCCCGTTAGCTGGCACACAGCCGAGTATGCCGCCGTGTGCGCGGTCGTCCATGCCCACACCGGCGGCGGCTACATCCTCGCGCCGACGCTGATTGGCTTCTGGGCGGAGATGGACGAGCCCCCGGCCGCCACCACCACCGGCGGTGGGTCATGATCCGCCGGGAGCCGCTGACCATCGCCATGCCAGACGGCACCGTGTCCACGCTGACCGTGGACGGCATCACCGACCGGTGGGCTACGGTCCGGTCGGTCATGCCCGGCCACCCGGACGAGACGATCACGTTCGAGCGTGGCCCTGCCGGCCACATGCCGGCCACCTGGCGCTGGCCCGTCGTGGCCGGCTGGGCCGCGTTGGCCGACTGCCGGGTCCGTGACTGGCTGGATGCCCACCTGGCCGGGCGGCAGGTGACCCAGTGATCCGCCGGGACCCGACGCTGGCCCGGCACCTGCGCGGCTGGGCCGTACTGACCCTGTGGTGCGGCGCGGTCGTGGCGGTGGCGCTGGTCATCATCCACGTGACGGGGTGGTGACCATGGCCCAGGACACAATGCCCGTTATCTGCAAGAGCACCCGTAGCGCGGCCGGCTGCGGTCACCCGGTCGGTGACCACGACGGCAACCAGGAACGGAGCTGCTGCTGCTGCAACCGTCAGCACAACTACCCGGAGCATGTCTCAGCCTGCCTGGAGTGCAACATCCGCCGGATCAAGCACCAACTCGGCACGGAGACCATCACGGCCGAAGAGCTAGCCGAGCATCTCCCGCAGCATCTTCGGCGGCCGTTCTGGCGGGCCGCGGTCCACCGGTACATCCGTGAAGAGCTTGGCGGTCTGCCGTGATCCGCCGTCACCTGGCCGTGTGGGCCACCCACCCCACCACCCTGGCCATCGGCGGCGCCATCGCCGGCACCACCCTCGGGCTGTGGCTGCTGCTGGTTGCCGGCCCCATCCCGGTACTCGGCGCCGCCTTCATCACCACCCAGCTACTGATACCCCACCCGGCTCACGTCCGCCGGGTGGCCCCCCAGGCTCCCGCGTCAGGTGTCGCGGTAGCAGCCGGGGTTGCGGCGCCCGCCCCTGGTTGGGGTGCGGGGGCGGGCGCCGCCCACACTCCCACCCGGGTTGTAGCCGGGTGGGACGGCCGGCCGGTGGTGGGCTCCCCCTTCCCCCGGGGGTCTGCCGCCGGCCGGCATCGCACTGGCGGCACCCAGCTGCCCGCCCGCCGCGGCCGCGTGGTCTACGCGACCGGCCGGGCGGCCGTGCGAGGTGCGACATGAACAGGCCAAGATTGTTAGACGCCTTTTGCGGTGCTGGAGGCAGCTCACGCGGATACCAGCTCGCCGGGTTCCACGTCACCGGCGTCGACAACCGACCCCAGCCCCGGTTCGCCGGGGACGAGTTCGTGCTCGGGGACGCGCTGGAGTACCTGGCCGTACACGGCCGGGAGTACGACGCCGTACACGCATCGCCTCCCTGCCAGGCGTACAGCGTTGCGAACAACATCCACGGGCGTGAGGACCACCCGGACCTCATCGAACCGACCCGCGCCGCGCTTCAGGCGACCGGCCTGCCGTACGTCATCGAGAACGTGCCCGGCGCACCGCTACTGGCCCCGATGATGCTGTGTGGCCTGTCGTTCGGGCTGAACGTCCGCCGACACCGCCTGTTCGAGTCCAACGTGTTCATGCTCGCCCCGCCGTGCGGTGACCACCGCGGCGACTGGCTGCTCGTGTTCGGGCACACCGTCCTCACCCGGGGTCGGGTCGTCGGTAAGGCGAAGGGCGGCGGTAACCGTATACAGCGGCAGCACGTCGGTACCGACCGAGGTCGGCGGGCGATGGGGATCGAGTGGATGAACCGCGACGAGTTGAGCGAGGCCATCCCGCCGGCCTACACCCAGTTCATCGGCGAGCAGCTGACCCCCGCCCGGGTCACAGCCCAGCCCGGGCGGGTCGGCTCTCTGGTGGCGGCCGCTGCCGCAGCCGCTGACGGCCGCCACCAGACACACACCAGCCCCGCCCGAGGGCGGGGCCAGCACTCCACCGAAAGGAAACCTCATGAACCACGCACAGGCTAGCACCGAACCGGGCCGAGCCGCGTTCACCCGCGGGCTGCGTGAGCTGGCCGACTGGCTCGACGCCAACCCGGACATCCGGCTGTCGACCTCGGCCTACCTGCTCACCCACTACCAGGAGTTCGCCGACTCCGTCGAGGCCGCGCTCACCGTAACCGACCTGGACGACATGGCCCGGCTCGCACGCATAGTCGTCGCCCACGCCCAGCTCACCGAGGACATTCGGTGAGCGGCCCGGAGCGGGAGCCGGTGGGTGGCCAGTCCCCGGGGCCGGCCAAGCTACCACCGCCGGAGGTCGGACCCGCGCGCAACCCACAGCCCTCAGGTGAGCCGCTGGGCAGCCGCGCCGGCGACCCCCGGTCCCAGGCCGGCCAGTGGACCCCGGCCGACCTGCTCGACCACCACCGGGAGTTCGCTCTCGCCGTCGGAGCCGCCCTGGCCGCGCCCGGCATCAGCGACATGATGCGGCTGGTGCGCATCACCGTCGCCCACTCCCGGCTGGTCAGGGCCGTCCGATGAGCGGCCAGCTGATCGCCACCACCGGGCTCATCCTCGGCCGGCTGCTGGACGAGTACCGGCCGGACGCGGCCTCCATCACCCTCCACTACGCGGCCGGCCACCCCGAGCTCGTGGACGCGGCGGCCCGCGCCGCCGGCATCCCCACCGGCATCCGCTCACACGGCCACGGGGTGGACATCCACGTCGCCACCGGCACCCTCGCCGGCGGGCAGGTCACCCTCAACCTGATGTGCGGCATGCCGGCGGAGACGCTCGCGCAGCGGCGGGCGCGGACCGCGGCCGAGCTGGTCGCGCTGGACCGGGAGATCGCCGCCAACGGGACGGAGCCCCGCCATGGCTGAGCCGCGGGTGGGGGCCACCCGATACACCGTCTCGGTACTGCCCGAGGGCAGCATCAACCGTGGCCACTACGACATCACCGTAGAGGAGCGCCACCCCGGCCGGTGGGGAGTCTGCTGGCTGGGGCGATGCCTGAATGCCGAAGGTGAGTGGGACTACGAGCCCAGCCCGTCGAACCGTGAGGACGACTGGCTGGAGGCGCACCGCTTCGACCTGGACATCGCGCTGCGGCTGGCTAAAGGGGCCGCGCCGGGCGTGGCCGTCAACGGCATGACCGCGGTGGCGTGTATCGAGTGGGAGGCGAGCCGGCGGGCCGACTCGAAGGAGGCCGGGTCATGACCATCGACAGCCGGCACGGACTCACACTCCAGGTCGTCCGGCGCCCCGGTTGGTACTGGCGCCGGTGGCTGTGGATCGTCCGACGCCCCGGCCGCTGGGGCTGGGAGATCGAGGGCCGGGCTTGGACCCACCGCGGCGCCAACCTTCACGGCAACATCTGCCGGACGCTGATGCTGGCCGCCGGTAGCCCGGTTGCCACCCGCTATCCCCAGGACGATTTGGAGGGATGGCGCCATGGCTGAGGTGTTTGTCTGCCCCACCGGGCAACTCACGGCGTCGGCACGGCGGGAGCTACGCCGCGCCGGGGTGGTGGTGGTCGAGGTCGAGCAGCCCGAACGCTGCCAGTTCATCCGCGCATCCGAGGTTGTGAGCGCCGACGACATGCTGTGGGCCGCGCTGGATGCCCTGCGGGTGAAGGGTTCCGGGATATCCAGCGACGGGGTGCGGCAGCGTGAGCAGCTCGCGCTGAATCTGTTCGCCATCGTCGACGCCGCCCGGACCAGGCGCACGAAAGCGGAGGAGGCCCATCATGGCTGAGCAGATGTACACCGACGCCGACGTGGAGCTGGCAGCGAGAGCCGTCCACGACTACGCCTGCTCGGGTGGTGGCTGTAGCTGGTCCGAGGAAGGTCTGCCGTGCGACCTGGACGAGTTTGCCGGGTTCGCCCGGGCGGTGCTGGACGCGCTCATCGCCGCCGGCTGGCGCCCGCCTCACCAGCCCCGCGCCACCTTCGTCGGGTTTTGGGATGACCTCGTGGCCCCGGATGGCCACCTCGACGCTGACCTGGTGCGAGCCGAGCTGAACGACTACTGGATGGTCATGGGCGAGGTGGCCAAGGTGTACGCCGAGCTGACCGATGGCCGGATCAGCAAACCGAACACGCTGGCCGTGCACGTCATCGGCGAGGCGAACGAGGCGGCCGAGCGGGCGATCCGCCCCGCCGTGCGCGAGGAGGTGGCCGAGGAGATCGCGCAGGCGATCGAGCTGGCAGCCAACCAGAGCTACCGGACACGCGGTGCGGCCTATCGGCACGCCGCCACCATCGCCCGCGAGATCGGGGGCCGTGATGCGTCTGCCTGAGCTGCACACCCACCACACCCCCCACGACCCGGACTGGCGCATCCACGCCGCCTGCCGGGATGTCGACCCGGAGCTCTTCTTCCCGATCGCGGCCGAACGGGGCGCATCCAGCCGCCACCGTGATGTGCGACCCGCCGTGGCCATCTGCCGCCGCTGCCCCGTCGCCGGCGCCTGCCTGCGGTGGGCGGTCGACACCGGCGAACGCTCGGGTGTGTGGGGCGGCCGCACCCCGGCCGAGCGCACCGGCCGCGCGCTGGCCACCTGCCTGCAGTGCGGGGCGCTGTTCGCCCCCCACCGGCCCAGTCAGCGGTACTGCGGCCGCGACTGCCAGCGCGCGTCGCTGCGTAACCGGCCACCGGCGGGGCCGTGCGGCAGCCCGGCCGGGGCGCGCCGGCACCGGCTGCGGGGTGAGCCGGTCGACCCGCTGTGCCGGCTTGCCGAGACGCTCGCAGCCGACCAACCAGAGAGGACACGCTCATGACGCGGAAGGAGTTCACGAAACGACTGGCGTGGTTCGGTGCCCGCTCGTACATCGGCGGCGTGTGGATGGGCGTACTGGTGTCGATGTTCGGCGACCTGGTCGTCACCGCCGCGGCCAGCCTCGTCCTAGGGATCGCGGCGGGGTTCGTGATCATGTGGCACACCAAGCGGTTCATCCGACGGCTCGACTCGCCACGCCCGGCTCTTCGCCTACCAGAGAGGACGGGATCATGATCCGCAGCCTGACTAGCAACGTGATGGCCATCGTCATCGTCGCCACGATCGCCATCGGATGGTGGTGGTCCGGCATCGTCGGCCACCGCCGCCGGCTCGACCTGGAGGACGCCGCGCTGCTCGCCCGCACCGAACAGCTCCCACCCGCCGGCCGGGACACCGACTGCCCCCGCTGCGGCGGCTCACACTGCCGCCCGTGGCGGGAAGCCGGCGCCGACTGCGGCGGACAGCACGCCCCCGCACTCGTCCACACCATGTGGACACCCCAACGGGGCGTGCACGAGCCGGTGGCGGTGCTGCGGCGGATAGTTCCCGGCGGGTGGCGCCCACCCCGGCCGCTGTGGTCCACCCTGGCCGAGCGGGTCGGCGGCTTCCCGATGGGGGTGCTGCCGTGAGGATCGTCCGCCGCGACAACGGCCACAACCACTGGTACCAGGACCTCGACACCGAGGAACGCGTACCCGGTGTCACCACGATTCTCGACCAGGGTTTACCTAAGAAAGCCCTCATCAACTGGTCAGGTAACGCCACCGCCGAGTACGCCATTGACCACTGGGACGAGCTGACCGCGCTCGCCCCGTCCGTCCGGCTGTCCAAGCTCAAGGCCGGCCGGTACGAGGCGAAGGACGCCGCAGCCAACCGGGGCACCCAGGTCCACAAGATGGGCGAGCGGCTCATCGCCGGGGAACGGGTCGTAGTGCCCGACCTGCTCCGGCCCTACGTGGATAGCTACGTAAGGTTCCTTGACGAGTTCCAACTACGCGCCCGGTACGTCGAAGCCGTCGTCTACTCCGAAACCCACCGGTACGTCGGCACCCTCGACATCATCGCCGACATCATCCTTCCCGACATGCCCGAGTACAACCACCTGCCACGCGACGACGACGGCTACGTGTGCGACTGCCTCATCGACGCCAAGACCAACCGGTCGGGGATCTTCGGCGAGACCGCGCTACAGCTGGCCGGCTACCGGTACGCCGAATGCCTCCAGTCCGACCCGGCCGACCCTGATTCGGCGATCGAGATGCCGGCGGTGGCGTGGACCGGCGCGGTGTGGATTCGCCCCGACGGCTACTCGCTGGTCCCAGTGGTGGCCACCGAGGAGCAGCACCTGAAGTTTCTCTACGCCCAGCAGGTGGGCATCTTCGACCAGAGCGCGCGAGACCTGATCGGCGAGCCCATCGAGCCGCCCACCGCGTCGTCCTACGTGCTGGTAAAAGCAGACCCAGACGGGATGAAGTCATGACCGACGCAACACCCGCGCTGAACGCGGCGCTTGCCAAGGTCCAAGCGGAACTGCCCAAACTGGAGCGGGACCGGACCGTCACCGTCGAACCCAAGGACCCGAAGAAGCCGCCGTACAGCTACAGTTACGCCACCCTGGCGAACGTCACCGACGCTGTGCTTCCGCTGCTCGCCAGGCACGGCTTGGCGTTCAGCGCCTTTCCCGGCGCCGGCACCGACGGCAAGATGGCGCTGCTCTACCACCTGCTGCACGAGTCCGGCGAGCGCCTCTCCGGGGAATTCCCCATCTCGGGCGAAGGTGGTATCCAGATGATCGGCGGCCGGATCACCTACGCCCGCCGCTACTGCCTGGCCGCCGTAGTGGGCGTCGCCGCCGACGAAGATGACGAGTCCAGGCTGGATAGCGAACACACACCGCGTACCGCCCAACGTGCGGCGGCACCCGCCAACCGCCAGCCAGCCGCTGCTAAGCCGGCCGGCCACACCACCCAGCGAGCCGCCGCCCCGCCGCTGCCCACCAACGGACCCGCCGGCATTACCGCGCCTCAGCGGGCAAAGCTGATGGCCGGGTTCGGCCAGGTCGGCATCACCGACCGGGCCGAGCGGCTGGACATCGCCACCAGGATCGTCGGCCGGTCCATCGGCTCAGCCAACGAGCTGACCTTGGATGAGGCCCGGCGGGTGATCGACGCGCTAGAGAAGGCGATCGGCAGCGACAACCCGGCGCTGACGCTCGCCGAGATCACCGCCCAGCCCAGCGGCGAAGGGAGCCAGCAGTGAGCTACGCCGCCGGCACCCGGTTCGAGCGGAAGGTCCGCACCGACCTACGCAACAACGGCTACACCGTCATCCGCGCCGCCGGCTCCAAGGGCGACAGCAAGGTTGACCTGGTCGCGCTCAAACCCGGACAGGCCCTGTTCATCCAATGCAAGGCCGACGGCACCATGCCCCCGGCTGAGTGGGACCGGCTGTTTGACGTGGCCGGCTGGGTCAGCGCCTACCCGATCCTGGCCAGCAACGGACTGCGCGGCCGGGGTGTCAGGTACTACCGGCTACTGGGCCACAAGCGGCGCGGCGCACACACGCAGTTGACCGTGCCGTTCCTGCTCGACCAGATCGCCGGAGGGTTCGATGGCTGAGATTGGGTGCGCCGGCCGGGCGGTGGACGACCGGCTCCAACCCCACGGCCAACCCTGCGGCAAGCGGCTCCGCGGTCACGCCGGCTCGGTCGCGACGATGGCCCTCGCCGCCGGCTGGGCGCTAACCCCTGACGGTGAGGCCACCTGCCCCGCCTGCCGCCGGCCACCACCGGAGATCACCGCACTGGTACGGGAGATGGGACGCCATGGCTGAGTACGTGGAGGACCAGTCCGGCGGCGTGGTCTGCGCCGACTGCGCGGTAGGGGCGTGCATCAGCGTCGCCGGGTGGCAGTGCGAGGCCGAGCACTGCCGATGCGACTGCCGCGACCTGGACGACCCCGACACCGCGCTCGGTGCCATCTACCGGGCGCGGGAGCTGGACGACCGGCCGGGTCACGTGCTGGACAGCATCGCCCGGGATATGGAGGCCGAGGCCCGACCCGACGTGGCCGAACTGATGGCCGAGCGGTACGGCCAGCCACGGCGGGGTGCGGCATGAGCGGGGTGTGGCTGGGCGCCAGCCGCGCGCTCGACCGGCCCGTGCCCACCACCGAGCCCTACCCGCACATCTGCGGGCACGTGGTCACCGGCTACGCCACCGGCCGGGCGGTCACCCTGTGGCGGACGGCTTGCGCGGCGTGCGCGTGGGAGCGGGGCGAGCCACGGCAGCGGGTGGAGGTCACCGAGGAGATGTTGGCGGCGGAGCGGCGGCGGTTGGGGGAGCGGGATGACGACTGAGGTACTGACGGGCGAGATCGTCCAGCAACGGACGCCAGAGCAATGGGCGGCTGTTGTCCGCTCGGACCTCGGCCAGGCGGTGGCCGGGTTCATCGCGGCTGGGCAACATCTCACCGAGGCGAGGAGGGCGATTCCGCATGGCCGATGGGAGCCCTGGTGCAAGGACCGGGTTGGCATCAGTCCGGAGACCGCGCGTCGTCTCATGATTGTGGCGGCACATCCGGCCCTATCAAATCCAAACCATGGTTTGGATTTGCCACACTCGTGGCAGACCCTCTACGAGTTGTCACAACTAGACCCGCCACTGCTTGAGGCAGCTATCACGGCAGGCAAGGTCCACCCCGAGCTAGAGCGTAAACAGGCCCGGGCGCTGGTCATCGAGTACAAGCAGAAGGCCGCCTCTGTTCGGTTCGACCTTCACCACGGCGACTTTCACGTCCTCGACCCGGACGACCCGGACTCGCAGGATGGGCTCGAAGCCGGCTCGGTTGACGCCATCATCACCGACCCACCGTACCCAGCCGAGTTCCTACCGCTGTTCGGCCGCCGACCCATCAGCCGAGACGAGTACGGCGACCCGATCTACAGCCCGATGGACGAGGAAGGGTTGTCCGAGGTGGCCGCCCGGCTGCTCAAGCCGGGTGGTGTGTGCGCGGTGATGGTCGGCCAGTCGTACCTGCCCGAGGTAGTCGAACGGCTGTCACAGCGGCTCGACTACCACTGGACCATCGCCTACCTGACGCCCGGTGGCCAAGCCGTGCAGATATTCCCACGCAAGGTGAACACGTTCTGGAAGCCGGTCCTGGTGTTCCGCAACGGTGACGGGAACGGCGGTGGCGAATGGTTCGGGGACGTCGCCAAGAGCGACGTCAACGACAACGACAAGCGGTACCACCACTGGGGGCAGTCCGAGTCAGGCATGGCTGACCTGGTGAAGCGGCTCACCCGACCAGGAGACACCGTAGTCGACCCGTTCATGGGTGCCGGCACGACCGGAGTTGCAGCGCTTGCGCTCGGCCGCTCGTTCATCGGCTGTGACGTCAACGCCGACCACGTGAGCGACGCCCGGGAACGGCTAGAGCAGACCGTGCTCGAAAGGCTTGGTGTTTAACGTGAACCCGGGAGGGCGAGGGTCGAGGTCGTGGCGGCGGGTCAGCCGGGACGACCGGATCAGGTACGACCGGATGCTGTCAGAGCGGCATCAGGACTTCTGGGGAGATGACTGCCCGGCGGTCGACCTGGACTTCCTCATGTGCGAATACAACCACGGCATCGCGGTCGTCGTCGTCGACTACAAGCACCACTCGGCGAACCTGGCCAAGACCAACTCCGCCACCTACAGCACGTTGTCCGAGCTGTACGGACCCAACGGTCGGCAACTGCCATTCTTCGTTGCCCGCTACTGGCCAGACATCTGGGCGTTCAAGCTGCTAGCCGTCAACGACGCCGCCAAGAAGGCCGGCGAGCGGATCATCCCGCCGCGGGTCGCGTTCGACCCCAACGGTCAGACCGACATGACCGAACAGTGGTACGTCCGCTTTCTGTACCTCCTTCGGAAGGAGGCCCTCACTGCCGGAGACAACCGCACGATCGACCGGTTGAACAATGAGATGCCTCCAGCTGAGGAGGAGTCGTCATGACCCGCCCCGGCAACCAGGAAGGAACGGAATGGAAACAGTGAACCGTCTCACCAGCCAGCAGATCGGCGTGTACATCGAGGAAATCGCGCGGAGCCTAGGTCTCCACCCGTCAGCCATCCTGAGCAACGGCGCTGCTCGGCGGATGCGCGAGCAGCTCGCCGAGGAGCTGCGTCACCGCGGCATCCAAGCGGAGACCACTGGCTGATGGCCAGAATCCGCACGATCAAGCCGGGCTTCTTCCGCTCCGAGGACGTGTCGGCGCTGCCAATGCGTGCACGCCTGACATGGATCGGCATCTGGACGCAATGTGACGACCAGGGCCGCACCAAGGACAACCCGAAGCTCATCAAGGCTGACGTGTGGCCGCTAGACCCCGTCACGCTGGCGGACATCGAGGAGGACCTGATCACGCTGGCCGCCCACGGGCGCATTGTGCGCTACGAGGTGGACGACCGGCGGTACCTGGAGGTCGTCAACTGGAACGACCACCAGAGCATCAACCGTCCCACCCCGAGCAAGATCCCACCGCCACCGAACGGGAGTTATCCACAGCTGAGCCCTCACGGAGGGCTCAGTGAGGGCTCACCCCAGGAAGGGAAGGGAAGGGAAGGGAAGGGAGGGCGCGCGCGCGCGAGGGAACCGCCGGCTGTGGATAACCCGGGCTCAGAGCCCCCCCCCAGAACATGCCCCAAACACCCAAAGGGCACATCCACGGCGTGCGGGACCTGCAAAGACGCCCGGCTCGCCCTAGCAGCGTGGGAGGCCGAACGGCGGGCGCGGTGGCGCACCGCCGCCCGCTGCCCGCAGCACCCCGACCAACTCGACGGCCACTGCCAGGCCTGCCGCAGTGAGCGGCTCGCCAGAAAGGACCCACCATGACCGCCATCTTCTGGATCGGCACGGCCCTCGTCGTCACGCCCGTACTCGCCATCCTCGGGTTAGCAAACCGGGTGCTCTACCGGCAGGAAGGCTGGCGCGGGCCGGTCTGGTTCTGGATCGTGGCGCTCGCGATCATCGTCCCCATCCTCGTCGGCGCCATCCTGCTCGACGCCGGGAGCCAGCCATGACCACCCACCAGCCGCTACCGCCGCCGAGCAGGCCGGCAGTCCCACCCGCGCCCCGGCCGGCCACGGCCGAGCAGGTCCGCCGCCGGGAGTGGCCCGCCGCGCTGCGGTGGTTCGGTCAGCGCAACCGCCGTGTCGAGAACTGGATGAGCGCGGAGCACCTGGCCGAGCGGATCGAGGGCGGCACGCTCACCCCGTGGGCCGACACCAACCCCGTCGCGTGCCCGAACTGTCGAGGAACCGGTGCGGCCGCCCACCCGCTGGTGCCCTCGCGGATCTGCGAGGACTGCAAGGGCACAGGCACCTGCTCGCCGCCGGCCGACACCCCGGAGCCAGACGAGCCGGTCGCCGACGTGCTGGCCGCCTTCGAGCGTGGCCCGCACGGGGTGACCGCCCCGCCGCCACCGCGGGTGGAGGCGTCCGGGGTGAAGCTGGACGAGCCGTCAGGGCAACGCACCGCCGCCGCTGCCGCTCAGGCGCTCGACCTATGTGCGGCACCGGTCGCCCCAACCCCGCCCGCCACGGACGGCACGGGGCCGATCCTGGGACGGGCGCTACTCGACGTGGACGGCGAGCTGCTGCGACAGGTTGGCCCCGACCGATGGCAAGACTTCGCCGGCGCCGAGTACCGCCGCGCCGAGGTTGAAGCTGACGGCCCGGTGCGGGAGGTGCTGCTGGTGGACCCGGCCGCCGCCCAGGTGCTGGAGGCGGCGCGGGAGTGGCGGGAGGCGGATCGTGCCGAACTGACCGCTGCACGCACGGCGGACACGCCCGACGCCGGAGAAGCTGAGTGGCTGGCATCCCGGCAGCTAGCCACCGAGGAAGCGCTGGCCACCGCCGTGGACGCGCTCGGGGACACCACCGAGGCCGAGCCCACCCCGGAGCCGGCCGCTACGGCTAACTTGGCCACCGCTAGCCACGGATTGGCCAAGCCCAACCCGCCCCCGGCCGGCGGCTCCGGGTGGGTGGACCGACGAGCCTGGACTCGCCAGCAGTGGCTCGACGACGCACGCGCCATCTTCAACTCGGTGCACGGCGGCGCGGCCGACCTGCTCAACGGGCACATTATGGCCCTGTTCGGCGAACTGCACGATGTCACCGAACAGCGTGACCTGGCCATCGCGCACGACCGGCAGCCATACCCGACCGCCGCCGCCTACGAGGCGGTGTGCGCCACGTTGGAGCGCAAGCGCCGCGCGCTGGACGCCGCCCGCGCCGAGCTGGCCCAGGTGACTGGGCGGCTGCGTGCCGCCCTGGACGCTGGCCAGGATGTGCCCGACGCGGACCTGGTGTCCCTGGCCGGCACCCACCGGGAGGCGCTGGCAGGTGCTGTCCGCGCCAACCAGGAGCAGACCGCCGAGGTGGAGCGGCTGCGGGCCGAGCTGGCCACCACCCGCGGGGCTGCTGCCGCCGCCGGGGCTGGGTGGGACCGGGAGGCCGCCGATCTGGCCCGCCGGGACGCCGAGCTGGCTGAGGCGGTGGAGGCGAACCACAGGTGGGCTGCCGACCATGCCGAGCAGGCCGCCGAGCTGGCTACCGCCCGCCGGGACGCCGAGCTGTGGGAGCGGGCGGCCGGGGACATGGAGGCCCGGGACCGGCACGCCGCCGCCGACACGCTCGACTGGGCCGCCGGCCAGTGGGTCAGGGAGGTGGTCGGCGTGAATGAGTTCCCGACTCCGGCCATCCTGCGGGGGTGGGCCGCCGAGGTCCGCGCCGGCACCCGCCCCGTCCCCGGCAGCCCGAAGCCGGACGGAGGTGGCGACGATGCCGGCTGAGCGTGACGCCCAACACCTGGTCTACAAGATCCTGTACCGGCCACGCCCACCGAACGACCCGCTGCCCGCCCCGGACACCTCCGCCACCACCCGCCGCCTGTGGGCCACCGCCGGGCGGATCATAGAGGCGCTGGCCGCCGAGAGCTGGGTTCCACTGCGCCAAGTCCACGGCTACGAGGTGGACGGTGTCGGCGTTGTCCACCCCACCGAAGTGCGGCTCGTGATGCGAGCAGCGAGGGGAGACAACCATGCGTAATCCGCTGAGCAACCCGGTTCCGAAGCCCACCACCCTACCGCCGGGGCATCCCGACTTCTGGGCTGACTGCGATCGGTTCTGGCGGGAGCAGGAGGTGTTCTGGCACCGCCAGGGGCGTATATCGCTGATCGCAATGTGGCTGCTGGGGGTCTCGTTGGGCCTACTGGTGCTCTCGGTGGTGCTGAGGCTGGTCGGTGGCTGATGGCCGACTGCCAGGCGTGCTCCCGGCCGGTGCCGGACGTAGCCTACGTCTGCCCGGCGTGTGAGCGTGACCTGGCCGCGCAGCTCCGGGATGCGGCCGAGCTGTGGCCGGAGCTCCAGGTGGCCGTCGCCCGGCTGGCGCGGATGACCGAGCCGGGGCCGCGTGCCCGGGGTCGGGCTCCGGCGCAGCCGATCCGCCCCGACTCCGGGGTGCTGGTCGGCCCGATCTGCCAGAAGTGCACGCACAGGTCATGTCGCAGTATCCGTAGCCCCGACTACGAGCTGGGCGCCATGACCGGGCTGCCGTTCAACTGGCTGGCGGCCGAGGTGGCGGAGGCGGTGCGGAACACGGTCACCACCTGGTGCCGGGTGGTGCTGGAGGAGCGCCACGGCATCCAGGCCGGTCCCGGCAGCCTGCCCGAGGACACCCCGGGCCTGATGCGGTGGCTGGCCGGTCAGCTCAAGTGGCTGCGGTATCAGCCGTTCGCCGCCGGGGCGTGGGATGAGCTGGCCTACGCGTGCGACCAGATTGAACCGGCTGTGGACCGGCCACCGCCGCGCCGGTTGGACGCCGGCCCTTGCCTGGCCCCCACCGCGGCCGGACCGTGCCGGCAACGGCTGTCAGCGTCACCCAGAGCGGCCTACGTCCACTGCCCCGCCTGCCAGGCAGCCCACAGCGCCACCGACCGCTCGGCGACCATCCTGGCCGCCGCGATGGACATCCGGCTGACCGCGGAGGAGTGCGCGCACCTGCTCAGCCTCCACGGCTGGCCCACCCCGGCGGCCACGGTGCGGAAGTGGGGGCAGCGGCACCGCGCGCTGGCGGTGGCCGCAAGGTACCGGTTCGGCGACGTGCACAGGTTGCGCGTGGCCACGAGAGAGAGGATCAGCGTATGAGCATCGAGCAGCGGCGCGGAGAGCGGTGCACCGACCCTGGGTGCCCGGACCGGCGCGAGGGCTACCAGCACGCGCACATGCGCCTACCCAGCCACCCCCTGGACATCAGGCTGACCGTCGACCGTGTCGAGGGCCGGTATGTCTACGAGGCGGCCCACGGTAGTCCGGAGCATGAGCAGTTGATGGAGTGGCTGAGGGCCAACGGGGTGGAGCCAGACGACACACCAGCGGAGTCGCACGCCATCATCAGCGACGGCAGTCTGACCATCCAGCAGTTCGCGCGCAAAGATGGGAAGCTGTACCTGAACCCCTCCGGAGACGGGGCAGCCCGGACCACGGTCACGGTGCCGTTCAAGGCTCAGCCGCCGGACTTCTGGACCTTCTGGCAGCCGGAATGAGCAGGTCACCGGCATGATCTGCTACCGTGTCACACGACCGTGCATGTGGACGAGGTGTGCCCGATGAGCGGTGTGCCCACCCAACCGGAGGTCGTGCAGTACCTGCTCTCCCGCCACGCCCCCATCCGCTGGGCCGAGTTCCTCACCGGACTACCCTGGCGCTACCTGCGCCAGGTGGTCACCATCGCGATCAACTCCAGGACCCACCCGTCCCTCGCGCTCAGCACCGCCATCGCCTACTCGGCCGATGCCGAGTTCAAGGCGACCGGCACCGCACACCTCAAGCGCAAGGCACCCAGCCCGGAGCCCGCCGGTGGCCAGGACGCATGACCGGGGCTACGGCCGGAGCCACCGGTTGGAGCGTGAGCGGTGGCGCCCACTGGTAGAGGCCGGCGAGTGCGACTGCTGGCGGTGCGGGGCGTGGATTGACCCGACCCAGCCGTGGGACCTCGGCCACGACGACGACGACCGGACGCAGTACCGCGGGCCGGAGCACATCAGGTGCAACCGCGGCGCCGGTGCGGTGCGCGGTGGGTACGCCCGCCATCGGCCACGGTGCTGGTGTGGCGACAGATGCAGGCTGCACGTCCCGGTCGACCAGCTCTGACCTGGACACATAGACGTTCGTTTATTTGAGTCAGACGTCTTGCGACCCTGCCAGTCATGAGGGTAAATTTACATACGGGGTGGGGGTATGGCCAAACGCGCCCGCCCAACATCCAACGTCGACGCCGCCGAAACGACCCTGAACGCGCTTGATTGCGCCGGCCGGCTGGAGCGGGTCGACGCAGCCAGGGTCCAAGCGGTCAGGAGCATCGCTGCGGCGCTCGACGACGACCCACGAAGCCCCCAGCTGTGGCGGGAGTACCGGGAGCTGATCAAGGAGCTGACTGGTGACCGCGATGATGGTGGAGCCGATCAGCTCATTGACGAGCTGTCCTCCCCGGTACGCCACCAGACGTAGACCCGAGCGGGAGACGTTCGGCCCCGAGCTGTCGGCGATCGCCGACAGGCTGGGCCAGCCGCTCATGCCGTGGCAGCGGCTGGTTGCCGACGTCGGTTGTGAGATCCATCCCGTCACCGGGCTGCCGGCCTACCGCGAGGTGCGGGTGACAGTGCCCCGGCAGTCAGGGAAGACCACCCTGTTCCTGGCGTGGCAGATCAACCGGTGCGTCTCGAAGCGCTGGCGGCATCCGCAGCGTTCGGTTTTCACGGCCCAGACCGGTAAGGACGCCCGGGACAAGTGGTTGGACGAGCTGTTCCCGCTGATCCGCAACTCGGAGATCAAGAAGCTGGTCGCCGCCCGCGGCAAGCGGTTGCAGATCAACGAGGGGATGGGTAACGAGTCCATCCACTTCCGGACCGGCTCGCTGATCCGGCTGCTGTCGACCTCCACCACCTCCGGTCACTCCAAGACGTTGCAGCAGTCGGTCATGGATGAGGTGTGGCACGACACGGACGACCGCCGCGAGCAGGGTCTACGTCCGGCGATGATCACCGTAGCCGATGCCCAGCTGCTGGTGTGCTCAACCGCCGGCACGGATGCGTCGATGGTGCTGAACCGGAAGGTGAAGACCGGCCGCGCCGCGGCCGAGTCCGATGCCGGGCTCGGGGTGGCTTACTTCGAGTGGTCGGCCCCGGACGACTGGGAGCCGGCCGACGAGGCCTCCTACGTCACGTTCATGCCGGCGCTGTGTCCCGACCCGCCGTGCCGTTGTGCCGGCCCGGGCGAGGCGTGGCATCACTCGATCGAGTCGCTGGATGCGATCCGGGCCGAGCGGGAGGCCATGGTCCCGGCCGAGTTCCGGCGCGCGTACGGCAACCGCAAGACGTCCTACGGCGATGACGGGATCATCACCGCCGGGCAGTGGGCGAAGCTGCACGACCCGGGCTCGAAGCGCGCCGGGGATGTGGCGCTGGGTGCGGACATCTCCCCGCTGCGGGACTACGCGGCGGTGGCGGTGTACGGGCTGCGTGGTGACGGGCTGGGGCATGGGCAGCTGATCGACTACCGGCCGGGTACCGAGTGGCTGGTGGGTCGGCTGGTTGAGCTGAAGGATGAGCTGGACCCGGTGGCGATCGGGATGGGTCGCGGCACCTACCAGTCGCTGAAGGAGGATCTCGTCGACGCCGGTATTGAGGTGCCGGAGCTGTGCGAGGTGTCGAAGTGTGCGGATCCGCTGCATCCGAACGAGCCGCACCGCGGGGACCTGGCGGTGACCACCGCCACGTCGATGGCTGCGGCGTGCGGGCAGCTGATCGACGCGGTGCGTCAGGGGACGCTGCGGGTGGTGCCGTCCGATGATCTGGACGCGTCGGTGACCGGCGCCCGGACCCGGATGTCGGGGGACACGATCGCGTGGGCGCCGCGGGACTCGAAGTCTGATACCGCGCCGGTGGTGGCGGTGACGGTGGGGCGGTGGGCGTACGAGACCCGGGCACATCTGGTGATCGACGCGGATTATGACGTGCTGATGAGTATCTATTGAATTTTTTCCCTGCCCTGCCCAGCCTAGCCACGCCCTGCCTGGCCATACCAGGCCTCGCCTAACCTCGCCGCGCCTTGCGGTGCCGTGCCTCACCTAGCCGGGCCTCGCCACGCCTAACCAGGCCTGGCCGCGCCAGGCCTTGCCAAGCTTCTACCCCGCGCCGTCTTCCAGCCGTTCCAGTCGACGACGGAGCTCCTCGATCTCTTCCTGGGAACGCTCGTGCCGTTGGTCCATCGACGACAAGGCCTCCTCCAGTCGCTTGTGCCGGATGTCCATGCGCCGGTTGAAGTCCATCTGGGCGGCGAACGCGCGAGCGACCACCTCGAATGCCTGCCGCGTGTCTGGGTCCATCCCTGACATGTCGACGTGGACGACTTTCGAGTGTCCGGACCTCAGCGCGCGGGTTGAGCGGCGTTGTTGACGCTGCGCAAGCTGCATGTGCTCCGGCGGGCGCACGACCCGGTAGCCCTTGTTGGGGACCGCGTCGACCGCACGTTTGTCCATCTGCTCGTGCTCGCGGGCGGCGCGGCGCATGGCCATCTGGATTGTGTGCCGGCCCTTGTCGGGGTCGATGCCGAGCGCGTCGCCCATCGCCTCGTAGGTCAGTACGGCGTTGGTTTCGGTCTGGCACAGCAACTCGTAGACGACCTGCCAGCGCGATCGGTCTCCAACCGGCTCGAATGGCGGCATCATGCGGCCTTGACCGTCGCGATGAACCGGCCGTAGCGCGGGCGCCAGTCGCCCAGCCCGATGAGCTGACCGGCGGTTTCTGCGATGGCCTCCACTTCGGCGAGGTCAATCACGTTGGTGTCGATGTAGCCGAGGGCATCGGTGCGCCACTCGCGGAACATGGGCCGGCAGCGCATCACCCGCTGCTGCCCGACCTTGGCGGATGCCAGCAGCCGGAAGTTCTCGTCGGCCCACAGGCCGGCCGGGTCGCGGGGTCCGCGGTAGGCGAGCGGGTTGCAGTCCGACTTGATGAACACGCCTTCCTTGACCTTTGGCCCACGCTTGGACTTCTTGGCGGCGTCGTAGAGCGCGCGCCAGATGTTCTCGCCTGGGATGTAGGGGCCGATCTCGGGGTCGGCGTAGAGTGAGCCGGCGTGCTCCAGGCGGGCGATCTCCTCGTAGTCGTCGTTGGTCTTCTTGAGTTTGCCGGTGAGGCGTTTCATCGCCTTGGCGGCTGGGTCGAGTGGGTTGGACAGCCGGCCGTTGTGCATGAGCAGGCTGGCTGTGCCTTCGATGGTGATGCGGAAGTCCATTGATACTCCTCGTGTAGTTGTTTCCCTGCCCAGCCGTGCCCTGCCAGGCCGGGCCCGGACAAGCCATGCCATACCTGGCCACGCTCTGCCGCACCACGCCCTGCCCCGACCTGCCCGACCACGCCCTGCCAAGCCTGGCTGCGTGCACGAGCAATATACCATGACCGCCGCGCTATAGCCCAGCATACAGCGGAAGGGGAAGCCCGGTGATGTGCTGCGGAGTGTTCTACTGATGGAGCGTGTCGATCATGGGTACCGGGCTCCGATCGAGGCGGCGTACTCGCTGATCCCCGCGGGGATGCACCGGCTGATCCGGCCTCACTTCCTGTGCGGGGTGGACCCGGTGTTCGCGGGACTACACCGCTACGAGGACGCGTCGTTCGGCCGCTCGTACCGCAGCACCGCGCATGTCGCCTACGAGTTCCACCAGACCGGGACTGCCCGGACGAACCGCCGCACCACCGTCGTCCTGCCGGGGCGCCCGGCCGCTCTGGAGCTGCCGGTGCTGGTGCACGAGCTGGGCCACGTGCTGGACGCGTCGCTCGGGTTCGCGCACCAGGCGGTGCCGGTTGGCGACTACGCCGCGACCGACCCACTCGAGGCGTTCGCCGAAGCATTCGCGGCCTGGGCCGTGCCGCTGGGCTACGGGTACGGCGCGCGGAAGGGTCAGCTTTACGCCTCGGATCGGGCCACCGTGGCGCTGTTCGATGACTTGTCGGAGGCGGGTGTGCGGTGAAGGAGATCATCACGGACGTGCTGGACGCGCTCGGCCTACTGGCCGGTGCGGCCGGTGCGGGTCTGGCGGTGGCGGGGATCTGGCTGGGGTCGGCTGCGGTCGGCGTCGGCGTGGGTCTGCTGACCGCCGGTGCCGTGGTGGTCGGCGGGTCGATCCTGATGGCGCGGTTGGGTTAGCGATGGCACGCTACAGGATCCGCAAGGTGTGTGACGGTTTCTGGTCCCTGCATGACCATAGCGACGACCTCATGATGGTGGTGACCATCTGCACTTCGTGGGAGCAGGCGCTTGCGGTGATGTTCAGCTTGGCGCGGCGGGCTGCTCGGTGAGCCTGTTCACCCGCGGTCGTCACCGCCGCACGTCGAAGATCGACGGCCCGTACGACGGCGATATCCCGTTGCGTTCGCACGGGACTGGCCGGGGCGTGGTGTCGGTTACCTCCGACACGGCAATGCGGCACTCTGCGGTGTGGGCGTGCCTGCGGATCCGCGCCGACCTGGTTAGCACCTTCCCGTGTGATGTGTTCCGCCGGATTCAGGGGCTGCGGCCGGCGGAGGTGCCGAAGCCGCCGGTGCTGGTCGACCCGGGTGGCGAGCGGTGGGACTACCAGGACTGGATGTACGCCTCGCAGGTGGACCTCGACCGGGCGGGCAACGTGCTCGGGCTGGTGACCGAGCGGGACGGGATGGGCAAGCCGTCCCGGATCGACCTGCAGGCCCTGGGCGACTGGACGGTGCGGGAGCTGCGGGACAGCGGCGAGCTGCGCTACCGGGTGAAGGGCAAGGACTACACCGCGGACCAGGTGTGGCATGAGCGGCAGTACGTGGTCTCCGGCCTGCCGGTGGGGCTCAGCCCGATCGCTTACGCGGCCTGGTCGGTCAGTGAGTACCTGTCGGCCCAGCATTTCGCGCTCGAGTGGTTCTCCGGCGGTGGGATTCCCAAGGCCAGGATGAAGAACCTCGCCAAGATCATCCCGCCGAAGGAAGCGGCCGCGATCAAGCTGCGGTTTCAGGAGACCATGGACCACGGCGGGCTGCTGGTCCATGGCCGGGACTGGGAGTACGACCCGCTGCAGTCTCAGCAGATGGGCATGGAGTGGCTGGAGGGCCGCAAGTACGGTCTGGCCGACATCTCCCGCTTCCTGGGCGTGCCGGCCGACATGATCGAGGCGGCAGTCAGCGCTGGCGGCTCGGTGCGGTACGAGAACATCACCTCGCGTCACCTGGACTTCCTGATCCTGCACCTCGGCCCGGCGGTCATGCGCCGGGAGAAGAACCTCACGAAGCTGCTGCCGGTGCCCCGGTTCGTCAAGCTCAACACCGATGCGCTGTTGCGGATGGACCCGGAGAAGCGGGCCAAGATGATGGACGAGGCGATCAGGCATCGCCGGATGACCGTGACCGAGGCGCGGGAGCTGGACAACCGGTCGCCGTTGACCGCGGAGCAGGAGGCCGAGTTCGTGCGGTTGTTCGGGACGCCGCGGGAGCTGCCGGAGCGGGACGGTGCGCGGGCGGCCCAGCCGGAGGGCTGGGAGCGGGTTTCCCCGTTCTCGGCGGTGCCGGCGCCGCGGCCGCCCACATTCGATGCGGTTGACGCATGGTGAGGAGGCGACGGTGAGCCAGAGCATCCACATGCGCCGGCTGCAGGATCTGAAGGACCGGACGGCGGCGCGGATCATCGCCCGGGCACAGCGCGAGGGCCTGGGCGTGGCCGAGCTGGCTGATGTGCGGCTGCCCTGGTATGCGATCAGCAACCAGGCCGAGGGGGAGCCGGACGAGCCGGTCACGGTGTGGATCTACGACGAGGTCGGCGGGTCGTTCGGGGTGGATGCGGAGCAGTTCGCCCGGGACCTGGACGAGATCCAGGCCAGGGAGATCCTGGTCCGGGTCAACTCGCCCGGCGGCAGCGTGTTCGACGGGATCGCGATCTACAACAGCTTGCGGCAGCACCGGGCGCGGATCGTGGTCTCGGTGGACTCGCTGGCGGCCAGCATCGCCAGCGTGATCGCGATGGCCGGGGATGAGATCCGGATGCACCCGGGCTCGCAGATGATGATCCACGACGCGCTCGGCATGGAGCGCGGCCACGCCGCCGACATGGCCAAGATGTCCACCTTCCTGGACCGCCAGTCGGACAACGTGGCTGGGATCTACCGGCGCCGGGCCGGCGGTGAGGCCGCCGAGTGGCGTGAGCTGATGCTGGCCGAGACGTGGTTGTTCGCGGACGAGGCGGTCGAGCTGGGCCTGGCTGACGTGGCGGTGGAGGACGAGCCGGAGCCCCCGGCTGACCCGGAGGTGAGGGAGCGGATGCAGCACCGGCACGCGTTGACCGACTTCCGGTACGCCGGTCGCCGCGCCGCCCCGGCGCCCCGGCGGCGGGCGGTGGCCAAGGTCCAGAAGCGGGAGGAGACCATGCCGGTGGCGATAGCGCGGGCCAGCAGTGACGCGGAGCGCCGGCAGGCGGCCGCCGCGCGTCGTGAGGCCTCCGGCGACCGCTCGGGTCGGGTGACGCGCCGGTCGGCGCCGGTGGGTGTGGGCTCGGCCCGGATGGCGTCGTTCCCGGCCCGGATGCGGACCGAGCTGGTGGAACACAACGGCCAGCGGCGCTACCACCTGACCGGCCACGCCTCGGTGGTGGACACCCCGTACGAAATGTGGGATGAGAGCGGCCCCTACCTGGAGATCATCGAATCCGGGGCCTTCGATCTGACCCTGGCGGCCGGCCCGGACGTTGCGTTTCTGGTGAACCACCGCGGCGTGACCATGGCCCGGACCACCAACGACTCGTTGCGGCTGGAGATGGACGACGTCGGCCTGAAGACCGACGCGTGGCTGAACCCGAAGCGGCAGGACGTGTCGGACCTGGTCACCGCGGTCGAGGACGAGGACGTCACCGAGATGAGCTTCGCGTTCATGCTGCGCGATGGCCGCTGGAACCAGGACTTCACCGAGTTCCGGATCGGCGAGGCTGACATCGACCGGGGCGACGTGTCCGCGGTCAACTACGGCGCGAACCCGTGGACCGACGTCAGCGCCCGCTCCGGTGAGGTGCTGGCCGACCTGGACCACCTGCCGGCCGGCGCCGCCCGCGCGGCGGTGGCCCGGCTGCAGGCGCGCCAGGATGTGACCGCGACGGTGGCGGCCCGGGTGGCCGAGCTCGACCAGGCCGCCGCGCCGGAGCGGGAGGAGCCCCGGACGGGGCGTAGCATCGCTCACATCGAGGCTTTGCTCGAAACGTAGGGCCGAGGGTCATACCGGCCTAAGCAGTACCGGCAGTCAGACCGGCCATCATCCACAGCACGTAGCACCGCGGACAGCGAGCCGACTCTCAGATCGGTGGCCATCCGCCAGACGCGCACGCCCGCACTCGTACCGGCGGCGCCCGGCGGACGCGGAGCAGCCCAACAGCTGACTCTGTGAGGAGCAACCGAATCATGGCAACGATCGAGGATCTGATCCTGTCCATCGAGGTGGAGCAGGAGCAGACGACCAAGAAGCGGGACCGGGCGCTGGCCGAGGTGAAGAGCATCCTGGCCCGGGCCAAGGCTGACGGCCGGCCGAACCTGACCGCCGAGGAGGACACCGACTGCGACGCGGCGATGAAGCGTCACAAGGCGTCCGAGGGTGAGCTGCGGGGCATCGCGGACAAGCTGCGCCGGGCTCGCGAGGCCCAGGATGCCGAGCGGTCTATCGAGGCCGCGCTGCAGGAACGCAGCGTGGACCCGAAGACCACCGCCGGGGCCAAGCCGGCATACGACCGGGTTGCCCGGGTGGGGTCGGAGGAGCGGACCTACCACAAGGGCAACTGCCGGGGTGGCAAGGAGTTCCTGCATGACGTGATCCGGAACTTCCTGTACCAGGACCCGAGCTCACAGGTGCGGCTGGCTCGGCACATGTCGGAGGAGCGGGTCGAGCGCGGTCAGTACCTGGAGCGTGCGACCGGGACCGGCGCGTTCGCTGGCCTGACCGTGCCCCAGTACCTGACCGAGATGTTCGCGCCCGCAGTGGCGGCCCGGCGCCCGTTCGCGGATGCGATGACCTCGTTGCCGCTGCCGGCAAGTGGCATGACCGTGAACATCAGCCGGATCACCACGCCCACCTCGGTGGCCCTGCAGGCCAACGAGAACGACGCGGTGAGCGAGACGGACGCGGATGACACGCTGCTGACCGAGAACGTGCAGACCGCGGCGGGTCAGCAGACGGTCAGCCGGCAGGCGATCGACCGGGGCACCGGCATCGAAGAGGTCACCATGCGGGACCTGCAGCGCCGGTACGCGACGAACCTGGACAGCACGATCATCAACCAGGCGACGACCGGCCTGCTGGCGGTGGCGACTGACATCACGTACACCGACGCGGCACCGACCGGCGCCGACCTGTATCCGCGCATCTTGCAGGGTGCGTCGGCATCCGAGGCGGCGTTGCTGGGACAGGCCGACCCGGACGTGGTGGTCATGCACTCGCGGCGCTGGTACTGGATGCAGAGCCAGATGGTCTCGACCTGGCCGCTGATCGGCCAGCCGGGTATCGACCCGCGGCACGGCGGCGAGAACCTGGCCGAGACGTACGGGTCGGGCTTCCGCGGGGTGCTGCCGTCCGGGATGCGGGTCATCGTGGACAACAACATCCCGACCAACATCGGCTCCACCCAGGACACGGTGGTGGTGGTGCCGCGGGACGAGTCGTTCCTCTGGGAGGACCCGGACGCGCCTCAGTTCATCCGCGCGGAGCAGGCCAAGGCCGCCAACCTCGGTGTGCTGTTGGTCCTGTTTGGCTACTACGCCTACACCATGAGGCGTTACGCGAACAGTCACCAGCAGATCACGGGGAGTGGCTTGACCACGCCGGCGTTCCAGGGGACCGAGACCTGATCTAGATCGAGTGAGGCCGAGGAGCACACACTCCTCGGCCTCGGCCGAACCACCTGCGGAAGAGGCGGTCCGACATGCAACAGTCTACGAAGTTGTGCCTACGGTGTGGCATCAAGCCACGCAACAGCTACAGCGCCAACTGCCGCGAGTGCTGGAACGCACGATGTCGGCAGTACCGCAAGGAAAACGGTCACCCGAAGAAGAAGCCCCAAGCCAACTGCTCCCGGTGCGGTGAGCGTAGGACCGGCCGGCATCCGGCCTACTGCACGCCGTGCTTCGCCGCGTGGAAGATCGAACGCTCCACGCAGTGCTCACGATGCGGGGTGGCACGTGACCGCGAAGACGGAGCCAACTTTGCCTACTGCCGGCGGTGCCAGCGGGACGTCTGGCTGAGGCGTGAGCGCGGAATCTCGATCGACGAGTACGAGGCAATGCTTGCCAGCCAGGATGCGCGATGCGCCATCTGCCAAGCAGACGCCAACGGTAGGCCGTGGCACGTCGACCATGACCACGACACAGGCAAGGTGCGCGGAATCCTGTGCGACAACTGCAACCGTGGCATCGGACAGCTGGGCGACGATCCGAACCGGCTACGTCGAGCGGCGAGCTACATCGAAGGGATGCTAGATGACCGTACTGCAGGGCTTCCACAAGGAGACCCGGATCAATTACAACACAGACGGCACTGAGTTCAACCGTTTTACGCGGGCCGTCGCGCTGGATGCCACGGCTACCGACGAAGAGCAGCGCCGGGCTATCGAGCTTCTTCACGAGTTCGCGGATGCGCACGACCTGCAAGTGCAGGTCGAGGGCAATGCAGTAGTCACCCAGCAGTGGCAGGAGGTTTAACCATGCCAGATCAGCGAGCCATCACTCTGGGGAAGGTCGTCAGGGCGGCCACCACGAGTTCTCCGGCGTACCCGGCGCCGACAGCCTCGCCGGCTCTGTCACCGACCAGCGGCGCCGCCGCCGGCGGGACGGCGGTGACCGTGACCGGCACCAACCTGTCCGGCACCATCGCCGTGCTGTTCGACGACGTCGCGGGCACCGGGCTGACCGTCGCGAGTGACACCTCGGTCGTGGTGACAACCCCAGCTCATGGCGCCGGGGCGGTGACGGTCACGGTCGTCACCCCGGGTGGCGTCGTCAAGAAGACCACCGCGTTCACGTTCAGCTAGGAGTCGCGATGAGCAAGGAACCGACGCATGTCGTGCAGGCCCGTAACGAGCTGGCCAACGCGAAGGCGTATGGCCAGGAGGATCGGGTGCGGGCGGCGGAGAAGGTGTTGGCCGCGGCTGGGGTCACCCGGCGTGCGGCGGTCGAGGCGGAGGAGCCGGAGCCGGAGAAGGCGCGCCGTACCCCGCCGCGTGGCCGGACCGCACCGGCGGCTCACAAATCGGTGACCGCCGGTGGGGGTGTCCAAGGTGGCCGATGAGCCGGTGCCCCCGGAGCCCGAGCGCGTGCCTCAGGTGACCGCTCAGATCAACCTGTCGTTGGCCACTGGCCAGCCCATCCCCGAGCCGGACCCCGAGGAGGAGTAGCCGATGTCCGACCCGACACTGCGTAACGCGGCCGCCGACGGGGCCGCCGTCAACCTGGAGGCCGCGTTCTTCGCCATCCAGGACGGTGACACCTCTGCCGACCAGACGTCCGACCAGCGGCTGGCACCGGACTACGCCACTGCGTCCGGCAGCGTGGCCGCGCTGGTCAGCACGCTCAGCTTCACCGGCACCGGCAGCCAGGCCGTCTCCCATCTGGGCGTCTGGACGACCATCGGCCCGACTGGCGGCACCTTCCGCTTCGCGGTCGCGCTGGCTGGAGACCTCGCCTATAACGCCGCGGGGGAGCTCGATCTCACCGCCGCACCGATCACCGTCTCTTAGGAGGAGAGCCATGGCCGCTGGATTCAAGGCACTGCTCGACAAGACCCAGATCAACACCAGGATCGGCGGGATCTCGGTGCGGCTGCGGGAGGTGTTCGAGGAGATCGGCCAGTTTAACGCCTTCTTCCAGGCGGAAGGCGTGGCCGGGCTGGTCACTAACTTCGGGTTTGACCCCACCGACACGGTCAACGCGCCCGACGCGAATCTGGTCGGAACGGTGAACAACGAGTACGAGCAGTTGCGGCAGATCTACCTGGGCGCCCAGGCTCTAGCGTCCGCCAAGGACTTCCGCGCCTTCGCGCCACAGGTCGAAGCCCTGCGGTAGGGCCTGACCTGTGCCGACCGTCCGGCGACTGGACGCCGACGACACTGTCGTCTTCGCCGCCGGCTTCGGCGGCGCCGACGGGTTCACCCACGGCACGATCGCGTTCCTGTTCCGGCCACTGGCCGCCTACGATTCCACCAACCGGACGCTGCTGGCGGCCTACGACTCGGCCGGCGTCCAGGTCGGACGGATCGCCCTCAGCACGCTCAACGTGGTGCAGTGGGTCACCGCCGGGTCGGGGGGCAGCGGCCCGACCGTCACCGCCGGCGACTGGCATGCGCTGATAGTCCGCAAGGTCACCGGCACCGAGCGGGTCAGGTTCAGCCTGCTCAACTTGACCACCGGCTGGGCCCACATGAATACCGTGGGCACGATCGCCGACTGGACGGCACCGACCGGCGGTACCTGGCGAACCTTCGACACCACGTTCAGCTGGGGTCCGGGCATTGACATCGCGGCCATGGCGGTCTGGGCCAACGAGCTGCCGTGGGCCGCCGACGCGTTCGGCGACGCGGAGATCGAGGCGGCCGGGCTGGAGGAGCATCTCGACTTCTGGCGGGATGCCGCTCCGACCGCCGGGTGGGCGTTCGGCCAGCCGCTGGCGACCTACAGCATCGAGGACTGGACGCTCGACCGGGCCGACGAGATCAGCACGGCCGTAGGCGTCCCGACCGACGTCACCGATCTGGACTTCCAGTACGAGACCAGCGGCCCGCTGGTCTCATCCCGCAACTTCTACCGCACCACCCAGGACGAGCCCGACTCCACCGGCATCGTCCGGGACCTGTCCGAGACCCAGGGCACCCCGAGCACCCTGACCTCCGCTGGCGTGTCCGGTGGGTTCACCGAGGTGTTCCGCTGGCACCGGGTAGTCGGTGCGACTGTCGGATCCACCAGCTTCCCCACCCAGCTCCAGGTCACCGCGGTCAGCGCGGCCACGCTGTCCTACCGGTGGCGGGTCCAACGCTGGGACAGCGCCGGGGTGCTCCAGGCCTTCTCGGGGTACAGCTCCGAGCAGAACACGACCGGCATCAAGGTCGCCACCCTCCCGCTGGACACCATCTGGTCGGCCGGGGACCGGTTGGCGATCTCGGTCGAGCTGCGCAAGGCCGGCGGCGGCGGCAGCCGCACCATCACCGTCGCGGTCAACGACCCGGACGCGTGGGTGGACTTCGAGGTGGCGGTCGTACCCCCCGCCCAGGTCACCGCCAACATCCCCCTGACCGTCACGGTCGCCCCGACCGCAGCCGCCGACCACGCCGTCACCGCCGACATCCCCCTGACCGCGACCCTGGCCGGCACCGTCCAGGCACCCAGCGATACCGGGCTGATCTCCGGCACCGTCTCCGCCAACCCGGTCACCCTGTCCTGCGGTGTCGGCGAGCGGCTGATCTGCATCGCGTTCAGCCGCGGCGGCGGCACCGGCTTCGCGGTCACCCCCAACGCCGGCGGCGCGTCCTGGATCAACCGGGTGGCCGAGGCGACCCTGCCGGGCAACGACCTGGCCCGCCGCTCCCTCGGTGTGGCCGAGCTGGTCCCCACCAGCGCGGTCACCGACGGGCTGTTCACCGCCGCCTGGTCGGCCGACCCCACCGACGCGATCTGGCTGCGCGTCCAGGAGGGTGGGGCGTTCGGTTTCGCCGCCGCCGCCGTCGCGGACTCCGACACCGGCTCCGTCACATCCCTGGCCACCGGTGACACCGCCAGCATCCCGGCCGGTGACCTGCTGCTGCTGGCCGCCGCGGCGATCCGCGACGGCGGCGCGGCCGGCATCGGCTGGGCCACCACCGACGTGAACCCGGGGCTGGTCGGCGGCGGGAACCTTCTCCTGGACGCCTACGCGGGCAAGGGAGCGGGCGGCAACGCCGGCGTCGGCGGCTACCTGATCCTCGACGGGCAGGGCGCCGGCGTCCGGGCGGACACGGTCAGCCTGCCCGGTGGGGACGCCGGCAAGCGGATCACCGCCGCGCTGGTGGTCTGGTCCACCGGGGTCACCGCCACCCCCCAGGTGACCGCCAACATCCCCTTGTCGATCGCGGTGGCCGGCACCACCGAGGCCGAGCACCAGGTGACCGCCGGGGTCGAGCTCGCGGTGGCGCTGGCCGGTACCGCCACCGCGCAGCACCAGGCCACCGCCGAGGTGGACCTGACGGTCGCGCTGGCCGGGACTGTAGCCGCCGACCATGCCGTGACCGCGGCTATGCCGCTGGCCCTCGCCCTGGCGCCGGTGGTCGACGCGCCAGACGTGGGCGCCCCGGCCCAGGTCACCGCCAACATCCCTCTCACGGTGACCGTGGCCGGCACCGTGCAGGCCGACCACCAGGTCACCACCGCCGTGCCGCTCACCCTGGCCACCGCCGGCACCGTCCACGCCGAGCACCAGGCCACCACCACGCTCCCGCTCGCAGTGGTGCTCGCCCCGGTGGTGGACGCGCCGGTGCCCGGTGCGCCCAACCAGGTCACCACCACCATCCCCCTCGAGCTGGCCCTGGCCGGCACCACCGCCACCGGCTACCAGGCCACCGCCGGCATACCACTCACGCTGACGTTCGCCCCGACCGGGCACAACGACCGTGCGGTCACCGCTGCGGTGACCCTGACCCTGGCGCTGTCGGGTGTGGTCGCCGCGTTCGATCCGAACCGGCCCGGCCACTCGTCACCGGTACCGCCGCGGCGGCCGACCGCCACCCTGATCTGGCCGCGGGTCCCGACTTCAGGAGGTGTCGCTTGATTGATCTCGGCGACGTTTTCCAGGTTGCCTTGGCGATCCGGGATGCCGACGGTGAGCTGACCGACCCGGCCACCTCGGTCCTGACCGTCACCCTGCCCGACGGCACCAGCGTCACCCCGTCGGTGCCGGCGCCGGAGGAGACCGGCATCCTGCGGGTGGACTACCCGACCGTGCAGGCCGGGCTTCACCGCTGGCGGATGGTCACCACCGGCCCGATCACCGCCCACACGGATGTCTTCGATGTTCGCGACGATACCCCGCCGCTGCTGTTCAGCCTCGCCGACGCCAAGGAGCACTTGAACATCGCCGCTACGGTCACCACCCACGACGAGGAGGTGCGCCGCTTCCTCGAGGCGGTGACCGAGATCGTCGAGCACAACCCGGAGTGGGGGGTGGGTCCGGTGGCGGTGCGCACCTACACCGACCGGGTGCACGACTACGCCACCCGGGCGCTGGTGCTGCGGCACCGGCCGGTGCTGGCCGTCACCTCGGTGACCGCGGTGCTGGACGGCGGCACCGACTACGACCCGCTGGAGCTGGACGTGGACGAGCAGGCCGGGGTGGTCATCCGCAGGGGTGCCGCCGGGCTGTGGTTCACCGGCGGCCCGTGGGACGTGGTCTACTCCGCCGGCCGGCGGCAGGTCTCGGCGGCGATCACCCACGCGGGCCGGATCATCCTGCAGCACCTGTGGGCGACCCAGCGGGGCCGGGAGTCCCGCCGGCCGCCGTCGGCGAGCTCCGGCGACGGGGTCGAGGCCCGGGCCGCGGGGTTGACGTTTTCGGTGCCGCGGCGGGCGATCGAGCTGCTGGGCGGCGAGGCGCAGGCCGGAGGGTTCGCGTAGATGAGCACCATTCCGGCCGCGCTGGATGCGATGCTGGTCGCCTTCCGGGCGGCGCTACCCGGTGTGCAGGTGCTGGACGGCCCGGACGTGGCCGACTGGGAGGACGAGCTGGTCATCGTCGGCTGGTCCGAGCAGCTCCCGTCGGTGGCCGTGGACCTGGCCCGACAGTCGGCGGGGGTGGATGACCGGGAGACCTACGATGTGGCTTGCCACATCTCGGTGGTCTCCGGCGACACCGTGCTGAGGCCGCCCCGGGTCCGCGCGTTCGAGCTGTTCGACCTGTTGGTGGCCGAGCTACGGCGTGACCAGACCCTGGGTGGGGTGGTGATGCGCGCCCGGCCGGCCGTGGTGGACCTGGATCAGGTTCAGCTGGAGGGTGAGGAGAGCGCCGGGGGTGCCTCGGTCAGCTTGACCTTCGTGGTCAACTGCGACGCGTTCGCCTACTGACCGCCGATCAGCGTCGAGATCGCGCCCCACCCGAACGCTGCGGCGATCCCGAGGATCACTGCCCACGGGATCGCGAAGTTGATCAGCTCGTGACCGTTGCGCGGGACCCGAAACAGGGATCTCACGGATGATCCTCGATGCTGGGCCGGCTCTTGTGCGGCATTTCTATCGACAGTCATGACCGCAGGCTATATCCCGCCGCCCGCCGCCGGGGAGAGCTGAACGTATCCCTGGGTGGTGCCGTGCCGGCCACCGGTCGCAGCCGTTTGCGGGAGGTGCCCCGTGGTGGTCCGTAACCGCGATGCGGTCAAGAAGCTGATCCAGGACCTCGGGGCGTTGCCGGAGGAGTTGCGTAAGCAGCTCGGCCCCGAGTTCCTCAGGGCTGGCCGGCCGATCCTCGAGGATGCGAAGCGCTGCGCCGACTGGTCGACCCGCATCCCTAAGGCGATGTTCCTGCGGGTCTCCCGCAGCCGCAAGAACCCGGGCGTTCGGCTGGGGGTCTCTGCCCGCCAGGCCCCGCACGCCCGGCTGTACGAGTTCGGCCAGGACCGGCGCGGCTTCAGGCATCCGGTCTTCGGCAACCGCGAGGTGTGGGTTCAGCAGAACACCCGCCCGTACCTGATCCCGGCAATCAAGGCGGGCCGACAGCGATGGCTGGATGCTGCCGACCGGGCGGCGGAGATCGCGGCGCGTCGCCGCGGCTGGCGATAGAGAGGGCAAGACATGGCGACAGTGGCAACCGAACCGGTGCCGACGACCGGCCTGGCCGCGACCGCGAACGCGGCCACCGGCGGCGCCGGCGGGGACAAGGTGCGACCGGACAGCATCGTCCGGGTGATCAACGCCTCGGGCGGCAGTATCAACGCCACGATGGTCACCCCGCAGACGGTCGACGGCGACCTGGCGGTGGCCGACCGGATCGTGGCGGTGCCGGCCGGCGCGGCGCGCTACATCCGCGCCACCGCCACCTACCGGAACCCGGCCGACGGGCTGGTCAACATCACGTGGTCGGCGTCGGCGTCGGTGACCTTCGAGGTGATCTCCTGATGGCGTGGATCTATCACCCGACGCTGGATCGGAGCGTCGAGGTCCCTGACTCGGCCGTGCTGGTGTGGGCCGCCGCCGGCTGGCAGGAGACCGACCCACCGCCACCGCCCAAGCCTGAGCCCGAGCCCGAGCCGGCCGCTGGCCGGCGCCGTAAGAGCCAGCCGGTCGCCGCCGGCACCGATAGCACTGAGGAGTAGCAGATGGTAGCGACACCGATCACCGCGGCGGTCCGGTACATCCACCCCGGGGTCAGCAAAATGTACTTCCTGACCACGGTTGCCAACGCCAACCTGCAGGCGACCCGCTCCGAGCTGAACGCCGGCACCGACCTGAGCCCGGAGTTGGCCGCCACAACCGGATGGAACGTCCGCAGCAACATCGTGGACACCCCGGACCTGGCGACAACCTTCATCGGGAAGATCATCGGCCGGACCACTGCCGAGGACAGCACCGCGACGTTCTACATGACCAAGACCGGCGCGGATGCGTTGCGTTCCCTGCTCCCCCGGGGCACGGTCGGGTTCGTGGTCTTCTGCTGGGGCGGTGACGTCACCGGGAACCTGGCCGACACGTTCCCGGTGACGGTGGCCGGAATCCCGAAGGAGGTCAACCTGGCCAGTGAGGACCCGGCCCGGGTGATGGTCCAGTTCGCGATCACGCGCGTGCCAGCCATCGACTGGGCACTGCCGGCGTGACCTCAGCGCCCCGCCGCAAGCAGACGGCCGAGCCCAGCCAGCGTGACCGGCTGCTGGCTCGGCCGCTGCCGTCGCTGTCGTACCCGATCCTGGTGGTCGAGCCGGACGAGGCCCGGGCGGCGGTCGAGGCTCACCGGGCGGCCCGGCAGGCGCTGCTACGAGCCGAGGAGGGCACCCCGGCCTACGTCGCGGCCGAGGCTGGGTTGGCGGAGGCTCAAGCCGCGGCGGACGCCTGCTACGAGACGGTCACCCTGACCGCGCTGGCGCCGGCCGACTACGAGGCTCTGAAGTCGTTGCACCCGCCCACGGCTACCCAGGTGGCGGCCGCGGAGGCGGAGCAGCTCCGGCCGCCGGATGCCGACCCGGACACGTTCGTGCCGGCTCTGCTGGCAGCCAGCGCCGCCGGCAGCGACATGACCGCGGAGCACTGGTCGACGTTCCTGGCCGAGCACTGCTCGGACGGCGAGCGGCAAGAGCTGCGGGTGGCCGTGCTCGGCCTGAACGAGCGGGCGCGTTGGGCCGACCCGATGCTCCCAAAAGGCTCGATCACGATGCGCAGCTAGCGCTGGAGCTGCGGGTGTGCCGCGCCTACCAGATCCCCCACAGCCAGTTCCTGGGCTGGTCCCACGACGACCGCAGTAAGGCGATCTGGGAGCTGGCGCGCTCGGCGCAGGTCTGCTCCGGTTGCGGCACCCGGGCCGAGGAGTGGCAGCCGGAGCACGGCGGCCACCTGCAGGCCCACCGAGCGGTGCCGGAGTTCTGCCCCGGCTGCCATCAGCTGGAGGCGCTGCAGGTCACCCTGCGGTCGCTGGGCGATTCTGAACGGCGCGGCTATCACGTGAAGCTGGTCCGCAACGAGGAGGTGCGCCGTGCCAGGCAGTATGCGGCGTGACCTCGTCCTGAACATCGAGGCCGACGAGAGCGCCTTCACGACCCGGCAGTCTAGGCGTGAGGCGAGCCTGTTCGAGCGCGAGCTGGCCAAGCTGGAGCGCCAGCAGGCCCGGGTGGACCGGGCGCTCACCTCACTCGGCCGCGGGATGCTGGTCGCTGGCGCCGCGATCGCGGCCGGGGTGGGCCTGGCAGTCAAGGCCGCCATCGACTGGGAGTCCAGCTGGGCCGGGGTGCTGAAGACCGTTGAGGGTACCGACGTCCAGATGGCCGCCCTGGAGGAGGACATCCGGGGCCTGACCGCGGTGCTGCCCGCCAGCCACGCGGAGATCGCCGCCGTGGCGGAGGCCGCCGGCCAGTTGGGTATCCAGCGCGAGAACGTCGCGGCGTTCACCAAGACGATGATCGACATGGGTGAGGCGACCAACCTCACCAGCGATGCGGCTGCCACTGCCCTGGCCCGGCTGATGAACATCATGCAGACCGCGCCCGCGGATGTCGATCGGCTGGCGAGCGCGGTGGTGGACCTCGGCAACAAGGGCGCCACCACCGAGGCGGAGATCGTCGAGATGGCGCTGCGGATCGCCGGCGCAGGGCGGACGATCGGCCTGACCGAGCAGCAGGTCGTGGGCTTCGCCGCCGCCCTGTCCAACGTGGGCATAAATGCCGAGGCCGGCGGCACCGCCATCTCCAGGGTCTTCCTGGAGATCGACACCGCGGTCTCCGAAGGCGGGGCCAAGCTGGAGGTCTTCGCCCGGACCGCCGGACTCAGCGCGGACGAGTTCGCCCGCGCGTACGAGCAAGATGCCGGTGCGGCCATCGCCCGGTTCGTGGCCGGGCTGGCGAAGGTCCAGTCAAGCGGCGGGGACGTCAACGCCGTCCTCCGGGAGCTGGGCATCACGGAGATCCGGACATCGGACGCGCTGCGCCGGCTGGCGGGCAGTGGCGACAACCTGACTCAGTCTCTGCAGATCGGCAACCAGGCGTGGCAGGAGAACACGGCGCTGGTGGACGAGGCGAACCGGCGCTACCAGACCGCGGAGGCCCGGATCCAGATCGCCCGCAACCAGATCAACGAGGCCGCGATCGACCTGGGCGGGACCTTCCTGCCGGTGGTTGCCGAGATGGCCGACACGGTCGCAGGGTTCACCGGGGCGATCGCCGACCTACCGGAGCCGTTGCGTAACGCGCTCGCCATCCTGGCCGCGGTGACCGCCGCCGTGCTGCTGGCGGGCGGGACCGCGCTGATCGCCGTCCCGAAGATCCACGCCTTCAACCTGGCGCTGGAGCAGATGGCAGCCAAGGGCGGCCGGGCGGCGCTGGCCTCGACCACGCTCCAGCGTTCGGTGTCCGGGATTGGGCTGGCGCTCGGCCCCGTCACCGCCGCGCTGGTGGCGCTCGACTTCGCCTCCCGCAAGCTAGAGCAGGCGATCTTCGATGAGCTGAATCCGGCGGTAGACGCGATGACGGTCGGGCTGGTGAAGTTCGAGGAGACCGGCAAGCTGTCCGGTGAGACCGCCCGGGTGCTCGGTGACGACCTGTCTGCGGTTGGGGACGAGTTCGAGATCCTGCTCAATGACCGGTGGTGGGACAAGCTCGGCCGGGGCGCGCAGGACTTCCTGGACAAGGTTCCCGGGCAGTTCGGCTCGACCATGCTCCGGCTGGGCCGGGATCTGGAGGTCCCGCGGGAGAAGGTGGAGGCGCTCGACCAGGCCCTGGCCACCATGGCACGGGCCGGCAGCACCGAGCAGGCGGAGGCGGCGTTTGCCCGGCTGACCGCCGAGATGGGGCTCACGACCCACCAGACCGAACTGCTGCGCGGCCAGCTCGACGAGTGGCGGGGTGCTGCCGAGGTGGGGGCGGCCGCCGCCGAGGACGTCGCGGCCGGGATCGGCGAGGTCGGCACCGTGGCCGAGCAGGCCGCCGAGGACGTCGATGCGCTGCGCGAGGCATTCGACCTCCTGTTCGGCGCTCAGATGTCGCTGGACCGGGCGACGATCGCCTACAAGGAGGGTTTCGTCGAGCTGGTCGCCGAGCTGGAGGAGGGCACTCGCACCCTGGATCTGAACACCCAGGCCGGTCGGGACAACCGCGGCGCGGTGCTCGACCAGATCGATGCGATCGAGGACCTCCGTGGAGCGAACATCGACAACGGGATGTCGATCGATGACGCAAACGCCCTGTACGACACCCAGCTCGACAAGATTGAAGCGGCCCTGATCAAGCGTGGCTTCGAAGAGGAGGCGGTCCGGGACCTGATCGACAGCTACCGGGCGATCCCCGATGCCGTCTCGACCGCCGTGAGCACCCCGGGGATGGAGAAGGCCGAGGCCGCCGCCAAGCGGCTGCGGGAGCAGCTCGACAACATCGACCGGTTCGTGCGGATCTCCTTCGAGGTGTCCGGCGCCGCTGCGGTGGGCGCCATCCGGGTGCCCGGCTTCCAGCACGGCGGAGAGGTGCCTGGCCCGTTCGGCGAGTCGCCCGACCGCCGGCTGGTCGCTGCCACCCCGAAGGAGATCATCCTCAACCCTCAGGTATCGCAGCGGTACCGGGCGGATCTGCTGGCGCTGAACGCGACCGGCCGGTGGCCGGTGGGCGGCTCTGGTGGCGGTGGGGCAGGCGGCGGTTCGGCCGGGCCGATCTACCTGGACAACGTTATCCAGATCGGGGATGAGGTGGTGCGGGTCGTGCGGACCGAGATCAGTGGCCATGACCGTCAGGTGCGGCGGCGGGTTGGGGCGGGATCGGGGGCGGCCCGGTGACCGTCGACCTGTCCACCTTCGATGTCGCGCTGTCCCGACAGCTGATCAACATCTCCGCGTACCCGAACGGTGCGGTGCTGGTGGAACGCAGCCTCAACCAGCTGCTGTGGACCACGGTGCGGGGCGGGATATCGCTACCGCTCGTGGCCGGGGCCGGGCAGCTGTGGGATGGCGAGTTCGGCGCGGACCGGCTCAACTATTACCGGGTGACCCAGGTCAGTTTGGAGGACACTGTGGACGTTTTCACGAGCTCGGGGACGTGGACCAAGCCGTTGGGGCTGGTCGCCGCCCGGGTCACCGTGGTCGGTGGTGCTGGGGCCGGTGGTGGTGCGGCGGCCACGGCAGCCGGTCAGTGTTCGGCCGGGGCGGGTGGTGGTGCCGGTGCGGCCGCGGTCTCGGTGATCCCGGCCGCCGACCTGGGTGCGACCGAGACGGTCACCGTCGGTACGGGCGGGGCGGGGGTGTCCGGGGCCAGCGGCGGCGCCGGCGTCGCGTCGACGTTCACCCGTACGACCGGCACGAACGTGTCGGCACCGGGCGGCGCCGGCGGGTCGGTCGCGACCGCGTCAGCCACCCCGAACCACATTGGTGGTGCCGCCGGTGGAACCGGCGCCACCGGTGATGTGACGGTCGACGGTGGTGGCGGTGGGGCGGCGCTGCGCTACCAGGCGATCCGCGGTCTGGGTGGTATCGGCGGCGGCAGCATCATGGGCGGCGGCGGGCGGCAGCAGACCGGCGGTTCGGCGGGGGTGGCCGGTGCCGCCTACGGGTCGGGCGGGTCGGGGGCGGCCAACTCCGAGTCCGCGGCCGCGCTCACCGGTGGCGCCGGCGCCGGCGGGATCGTGCTGGTCGAGCACATCTTCGCCGGGTGAGCTGCCATGCCTGAGATCGAGTCGACCACACCCAGCCTCGCCGGTGAGGTGTGGCTCAAGTCCGTCCGGTATCCGTTTTTGAACATGATCGTCAGTGTGTCCGACTATGGTGATGTCGAGTACGCCTCCCGATCCTCAGCGGTTCCAATCTCCGGCCGCTCCTTACCGACCGCGATCACCGACCTGCATGGTGGCCGAGATCATGCGCTGTACCTGAGGACCGACAACTCGGCTGACGCGTCACATCTAGAGCTGATGCTCCGGACCTCAGAGGTCCTCTTTCTTCATGTGCCCGCCGTCGGCGTTACCGGCCGGCAGGGAAACACCTTGCTTCCCGGATCTATGTACATGTTGGCCGGACGAGCCGTCCGGCATCGGATCGACGGAGTCTCAGCACACCACCTGTTCACCGTCCCGATCATCGAGGTCAATCCACCCGGCCCAGATGTGGTCGGCGGCACCCTCACCTGGGGGACGGTGCTGAACCTGTACGGATCGTGGGAGGCGCTGGTATCAGCCCATCCGACGTGGGCTGACCTGCTCGACACGGTCGGGTCGCCCGAGGATCTGGTGACGCTGTGAGCGTCGTCAACATGGTGGTCGGGGCGGTCACCCCGGGCGGCGCCACCTTCGTGGCCAAGGTGTCCGGCGGCGGGCCGGTGCGGGTGGCGGTGGCCGACAACGCCGGCATGACCTCGCCGGTGTTCACCGGCTCGCAGGCGGTAGACGCCCAGGGGGTGGCGAAGGTCAGTATCACCGGTCTGGCCGCCAGCAGCCGCTACTGGTGGCAGGTCGAGGATAACGGCACGGTCGACACCGACCCGACCGGCCAGTTCCTCACCCACCCGCCGCTCGGGCTACCCGCCACGTTCACGTTCGCCGCAGCGTCGTGCGCCGGGCTCGACCCCGACTTCCCCGGTGATGCCGGTGGCGAGCTCGACGCCTCCCTGGTGTCCAACCACCCGGTGCACGACACCATCCGCACGGCGGCGTTGTCCAACAACTGGCTTGGGTTCGTGCATCTGGGGGATTTCGGATACCCCGACTGGGGGGTCACCCTCACCGATACGCTGGCGAACCGGCGCACCTTCTACGACGACAACCTCGCCCAGTCGAGGCAGGCCCAGCTCTACCGTGAGGTCCCCTTCGGGTACCTGTGGGATGACCACGACTTCCTGGCCAACAACCAACGCGGCGCCTCACCCAACGCCGCCCAGATCTACCGCGAGCGGGTCCCCCACTACGACCTGCCGGACTCGGCAGGCATCTGGCAGTCCTGGCAGATCGGCCGGGTGCTGTTCGTCGGCGCCGATGTCCGCTACTACGGCTCGGACAACAGCGACCCGGACGGCGCCAGCAAGACCATGCTCGGCACCGCCCAGAAGGCCTGGTTGGCTAACCTGCTCGCCACCTCGCCGGCGAGGCTGCTGGTGTGGCTGCTGCCTCAGCAGTGGCTGGGCACCGCCACCGACTCGTGGGCCAGCTTCCAGACCGAGCAGACCGAGCTGGTGGCGATGTTCGACGCCGCCGGGTGGCTGGGGCGGATGTGCATCGTCTCCGGCGACTACCACGGGGTGGCGCTCGACGACGGCGCCAACTCCCCCGGCAACATCCCCGTCCTTCAGGCCGCATCGCTGGACGCCACCCCCGGGCTCGGCACCGGCGGCACCTACAGCGCGGGCACCCTCGACGGGCGCAACCAGTACGGCACCGTCACCGTCCAGGACCTCGGCACCCACCTGCAGGTCACCCTCACCGCGTGGCGTGGCACCTCCGCCGTGTTCACCCACGCCTTCACCGTCGCCGGCACCCCACCCCCGGTACCGGCCACCGGGGCGCTGCTTCGCACCCTGTCCGGCTCCCACCGGGTCCTGTTCGACGCCCGGGTCTGCGCGAGCTTCCAAACCGGCGACAACCCGGCCGGTGTCGAGCTCGACATCCTCGGGGGGGATGTGACCCTCGACGGAACCGCGGAGATCCAGCGGACCCTACAGCTCACCACCGTCGGGGAGCGGTGGCCCCGGCGAGGGTCCGATCTGCTTGCCCCGTACGGGAATGAGATCTTCGTTCGCCGGGCGGTCGACCTCGGGCCGGACATCGAACCACTCTGGTTCCCGCTCGGCTACTTCCGGATCAACACCCCGGAGCAGGACGACGCGCCGGACGGGCCGATCCGGCTGTCCTGCCAGGACCGGATGGCCGGCATCGTCGACGGGCGGCTACTCGCCCCGCGGGTGTTCGCGGGTAGCCGTACCACCCAGTCCGTGTTCGAGGAGCTGGTCGGGGAGATCTACCCGGATGCGGTGATCATCTTCGACTCGTCGGCGATGGACACCCTGGGCCGGCCGCTGGTGGCCGAAGAGTCCCGCTACCAGTTCCTGCGGGACATCGCCGACAGCCTCGGCAAGGTCATGTTCTGGGACGGGCAGGGCTTCCTACGCGTGGAGGACGCGCCCGACCCGGGCATCCCGGTGTGGACCGTCAATGCCGGCGACAACGGGGTCCAGCTGCAGGTGTCCCGTGCCCTGACCCGGGTGGGCGTGTACAACGCGGTGGTGGCCACCGGTGAGGCCGGCGACAGTGACGACCCGGTGCGGGCGGTGGCCGTGGACGCCAACCCGCTGTCGCCGACTTTCTTCGGTGGCCGGTTCGGCAGGGTGCCCCGGTTCTACGCCTCGCCGCTGCTGACCACGGTCGGTCAGGCGTCGCTGGCGGCCGCGAACATGCTGCGCCGCAGCATCGGCCTGCCCTACCAGGTGGACTTCCGCGCCATCGTCAACCCGGCACTGCGGCCTCACGACCCGATCGAGGTGCGGTACCTGGACGGGAACCGGGAGCGTCACGTCATGGAGTCGCTGGTCATCCCGCTGGAGGCCGGTAGCCCGATGGTCGGCACCACCCGCGAGCAGACCCTGGTCAGAGTGGAGGCGTGACGGTGGCCAGCACACCGATCTACGGCTGGCCGGTGCCGGCCAGGAACGACATCCCGGCCGGGTATGAGCAGATCCACGACCTGGCCGACGCGGTCGAAGGCACCGTGGCCGGCCTGGACGTGGAGCTTCAGCCGGTGCGCACCGGCTTTATCCTTCTGACCACCGTCTACTACACCGCCTCCGGCTCGTTTGCCAAGGGCAATTTCCCCGGGTTGAAGGGCGTGCGGGTCAGGGCGGTCGGCGGCGGCGGTTCGTGCGGCGGGGCGGCCGCCACCAGTGGGATTGATGGTGCCATTCCCGGCGGCGGTGGGGGCGGCGAGTACGCAGAGGCGTTCCTGCTCGCCGCGGCTCTGGCCAGCTCGGAGACGGTGACCGTCGGCGCCGGCGGGGCGGCGGCCACGGCCGGGAACAACAACGGCAACGACGGAGCTGTGTCCAGCTTTGGCGTGAGCAAGGTGGTCGCCAACGGTGGGGAGCATGGTGACGGCTCCGCGGCCGGTAGCACCAACCTGACCAACGCTGGCGGTGAGGGTGGCACCGGGGGTACCGGTGATCTGCTGATTGACGGGTCGGATGGTGGCACCGGCCGGCGGATTGGCGCCAACATCACACAGGCCAACTACGGCGGCCACAGCCACATGTCCGGGTCGGCGTCGGCCGGTGTGTCCAACTCGGTCGGTGAGCCGGGTCGCAAGTACGGCGGCGGCTCCGGCGGCTGCAACAACGGCCCCTCCGAGTCGGCCAAGGCGTCCACCCCGGGTGCGGCCGGGATCGTGATCGTCGAGGTGTTCGTGTGAGCCCCACCGACGACCTGACCCCGCTGCTGCTGCCGGCGCCGGACAACGCCGGGGTCCGCTACGGGCAGGGGAAGCTGCTGTCGTGGAATCCGGATACCTTCGAGAACGAGGTTCTGTGGCGGGGTTCGACGCTAACCAACCTGGACGTGCTGGCCGGCCCGGCGGCGAGCAACTTCACCCCCGGGATCACGCTGGCGCTGATCGGCTGGGCGCCCGGTGGCGGCGCCAGCTCATGGTCGATCCTCGGCCAGTGGGTCACCCCCGGCACCGCCGCGGCCCCGGACCTGATCAGAAGGTTTTCCCGGAAGATCCTGGCGGAGTCGATAGGCATCGACGTGGTCCCCGGCACGTGCTCCAGTATCGCCAGCACGTACGGGGATCCAGGTAGTGGAGATCCTGGGCCGTCGGTCACGGTGGACATTCTGAGTGGCACCATGCTGGTGGGGATGACCGCCCGCATGTCACTGCCCGCGTTCGCTGACGACGGCAGGTGGGGGCTGATGTCGTTCGAGATCAGCGGGGCCACCAACGTGGCCCCCGATGACCTCAGGGCTCTGTCCCACTTCTTCTTCACCGAATCGACCGAACTATTCTCGAGCGGGATCGGAATGTCTACGCTGCACGTGGCCACCGGGCTGAACGTTGGGGAGCACACGGTGGCTGCCAAGTACCGTTCGCAAGACCTGCTGGGTGCGGCCACCAATGTGGCCTTCAGCGAACGGCACATGACGGTCATCGCGCTATGACAGGGGGGTGAACGATGCCGACCTACGCCGAGTTGCAGACCGAGACGTGGTGGGGGCGGGAGATTACCCCCGACCCGCTGCGGGCGCTCGGTGAGCGGCTGTGCCGCGCGTACGGCCGGCCGCTGGCCGCTGCCGGCACCAAGGGCGACAACCTCCACCTCTCCGGTGCGCACCGTTCCCAGGAGTGGATTCTCAACAGCCGGTACTGCACAAACCGGAGCTACACCGTCCAGCCCGGGCTGACCGCGGCCGAGGCGCGCTACATCTGCGGCCTGGACTTCAACCCCGGCTCCACCGCGCGGATGATCGAGGTGTGCTCCCGGTTGGACCGGGCGGTCCGCGCCGGCACCCTTGAGGTGGTGCGGGAGTGGTACGGCAACCTCGACGGCGACACGAGGGTCGACGGCTACAACAACATCCTCAACCGGGCTGCCACCTCCGACGCCAGCCACCTTTGGCATCTCCATGCCACTTTGGACCGGCGGCAGGTGGCTGACGCCGGGGCGATGCGGCTGGTGGGGGATGTGCTGCTAGGGCAGACGACAGGAGGGGACATGCTCCCAGAGCTGGGTGATCAGGGGCCGACGGTCGAATACTGGCAGCGGATGCTGAAGCTCGCCGGCTACGACCCAGGGGCGGCCGACGGGGTGTACGGCCCGGCCACCAAGGCGGCCGCCGACAAGTTCCGCGCCGACCACGAGCTCGGCGGGTCCAACTCCATCACGGCGTGGATGGCCACCGCCATTCAGGCCGAGGTGTTCGCCGGCAAGGCCGGCCCGCCGGGGCCACCCGGGCCGGCGGGCGCCGACGGGAAGCCGGGTGCCAAGGGCGACCGGGGCGAACCCGGCCCACCCGGGCCGCCCGGTCCGACCCCCACCGAAGTGACGTTCGCCGGCATCGTGACCAAGACGTCATGACCCGGAGATGAGCCCGAATGCCAACGGCGCGCAGGGCCGCTGGGTGAGCCGGCCGGTCCGGGACACCGCCGTGGTGAGCGTGGCGCTCGCGCTGACCATGTGGGAGGTCACACTGGGGGGGGCACGCGCCGCGGTGCTCAGCTTCCTCGGTGCGATCCTGCTCAGCCCCGTGATTATGCGGGTCGATGAGGCGAGGAGGCGACGCAATGGCAACACTGACTAAGCGGTACCCGGTCACGGTCATCTACCTGACCGCGGCGGCGGTGGTCTCGGTCATGCTGTGGCTACAGGGCTGATGCCGTGATCCTCCGGATTGTCCGCTGGCTGAGCGGTCGCCCGTACGCGGTCATGCTGCTGATGCTGGCGCTCGTGTTCGTCCCCGGGTTCCTGCGGGTGGAGGGGCTGGCCCGGGAGCAGGTGCGGATCATCGAGTGCACGCAGGCGTGGGGGGACGCCAGCATGGCGCGTACCACCGTGCTGGGTGACCTGTCGGCGGACCGCACGGATGCGTTGGACCGGCTGGTGCGGGCGGTGGCCTCACAGGATGAGGAGCAGTTCGCGATGGCGCTGGCCTCCTACCTGGCCGCGAGCGACGCGTACCGGGATGCGCTGGTGGCACATCCGGTGCCGGAGCCGCCGAGCCTCAGGTGCGGCTGAGCGGAAGGATGGGGACATGAGACGGGTACGGAAGCTGGTCGCGGCGATCCTGGGCGGGCTCACCGCCACCGCGGTGGTTGCGGTCGCACGGATGGCCGGGGTGGAGCTGGTGCCGGAGGTGGCCGGGCTGATCGTGCTGGTCGCGGCATCACTGTCGACCTACCTGGCGCCGGCCAACGAGTTGCCGACGTGACTGACCCGGGCTGGTTGACCTGGTTCTGGCTAGCGTGGCTGACCGTGCTCACCGGCGGGTTCGTCTTCGCCCAGACGGTCGCACTGGTGGACCCCGGCCGGGGTGGCACGCTGAGCGAGTGGACCAGACGGCAGCTCGGGGTGAACCCGCCGCGGCCGCGGCGCCGGTGGGCCGTGGCCGCGTTCACTGCGGTGTTGGTGGTGCTCACGGTGTGGCTGGTGCCTCACATGACCTACTGGCCGTGGCGCTGGTACTGGGAATGACCTAGCCGGGCGGCTCCCAGTGTCGGCCGGACACGCGATAATAGACCTGAACAGAGGAGACATCATGCGTAAGCTGATCATCGTCGTGGCGCTGGTCGCCGCCGGCGTCGGCGCCGCGGCCAGCCCGGCACAGGCCGACCCGATCGAATGCCCACCCGGCCAGGAGGCCACGGTCAACCCGTCCGACGGCGGCTGGATGTGCGTCAACGCCGCCGGCCACGGCAACAACTCGGAGGACCCGCGCCCGCCGAACGCCGGCAAGGGCGACTTCCGCCCCTGACGGCCAAGCCGAACAGAGGAGCCCTCCCGGGTGACAGCCCGGGAGGGCTCCTTCGTCGTGCCCGGGTCAGTCCTGTACGTCCCCGAACGTGTCCACGATCTCCCCCGTCACCCGGCACTCGTAGCCGCCGTTCTGGTGCCGGTCGATCGTCGCGTGGTCGATCCGCTCGGCCAGGTGCACGGTCTCGGTCGCGCCCACCTCCACCCGCACCTCATCGGTCAGCGTGTAGTCATCCTGGCCAAGCTGGTCAAAGGCCGCGCTCACCTTGACCACAATCCCGACGTTGCCCACGTTGGTCACGTCGATGGATGCCGCGAAGTCGGACTGGTCCCCCTCGACGAACAGGAGCAGGTCGCAGGTTCCCTCCACGGTGCCGTCGGGGTTGGGCCCGTCCGGTGCCGGCGTGCCCTGCTCGGTGGGCTGGGTGACCGGGCTGGCGTCGTTCAGCGGGTCGCCGTCCGTGTCGGTGCCGGCGATGCCGACCACGGCGAGGATTCCGCCGCCGACGCAGCACAGGGCAACCAGGGTGATGCTGATCGCGATCAGCCAGGTGGGGATGGTGAGTTTGTGTTTGGGCGCCCTGGCCGGCGCCGGTGGCTGGCTGTGGGCCGGCTGCGGGTCGGGCTGCTGCTGGTAGGTCATGGCTATTCTGCTCTCTGGTCGGGTGGCGGGTTCTGTCCGCCACTCGGCCCCCGCCCGCCGAAGCGGGTGAGGACCGGGCAACGTCAGGACTTCGGCCCGCCAGCCACGAACACCACGCGGCCGTGCAGCCAGAAGGCGCCGGTCTCGCTGGGGGTCGCGATCGACCGGGCGTGCTCGTCGGCGGTGGCCGGCCGGATCTGCTCGCCGGTGCCGTAGTCGGTCAGGATGCCGAAGTCGCGGGTGACGTGGGCGAGCATCTCCGTCAGGGCGGCCACCGTGGTCTCCCCACCGGCGGCCACCTCCGGCGCCCACTCGTCCACATGCGCCTGCGTGAGCCGGGCGTAGGCGGCCGGCCGGTCGGCCCGCACCGCGTCCAGGCTGATGGCCAGCGCCAGCTGCGCCAGCTCGTCCAGGCCGTGGTCCCGGGCGTACTGCAACTCGGCGCCGCGGGTGAGCAGCTCGGCCGCCGTGTCGGTGACGGTCAGCCCCATCTCGGCCATGGCGGCCGGCAGGGCGGGGTGGGTGCCGGCGAGGTAGTGCCGGTCGTACGCGTCGGCCAGGGCCAGCGCGGTGGTGGTGTCGGCGTTCATGGTGGGCTCCTTCTCGGTGGTAGGTGTGTCAGTGTGGCTGGTTGGGTGCGGCCCCGGGGTCCAGGGCCGCACCCGGGCGGGTCAGCGGGCCGGGAACTGGTGCGGCCCGTCAAGGTCTCCCGGCTGCAAACCCAGCACCAGCACCTCGGTCAACTTGACCTCGGGCAGGACGGTGTCCAGGTGCATGCCCTTCGCGCGGATCCTCAGGTAGGCCCGGGTGCCGTTGCCCTCGGGCACCAGCTCAACGGACTGCAACTGGTAGCCGGCTGCGGTGCCGACGCCGGCCTGCCGGGCGATGGTGCCGAAGTGGTCCTCGATCGCCGACGGCAGCGTGTCGCCGGAGATACGGAAGTCCGCCTGGGTGCTGTGGGTGTGGATACTCCAGTGGCGCATGATCTCTCCTTCGGTGGTAGGTCTGCCAGTCTGGCCGACTCGGCACGGCCCCGGGGTCCGGGGCCACCGGGCTGGTCAGTGGTCGGCGCGGCAGTGGACATCGCCGCATCCGTAGTCCGGGTGTGCTGCCACGTGGCCGACCACCGCGCACGGCTCGCAGTGACCCGGCAGGCCAACGCCGGCCCGTGCCGGATCGGAACCGGCGAACGGATGCGTCGGCGGATACCGGCCGGTCCGTGCCCGGTGCTCGGCGTTGATCTGCTGGACGCAGCGGTCTACCTCCAGTGGGACATGCAGGCCGTTGTGGTTCGGCATATCGATCTCCCCTCTTCGTCGGTGCGTTCCTGCGGTTGCGTGGCCGGCCGGTGTCGGCTCCCGCCCCCCGGTGGCCCCGTCAGGCCTGGGGGACTCGACGCGCCCCGCTGACGGGCGGGTGACCGGTGATCCGGTGTGCTCGGCACCCTCCCGGGTGCCTCTCTCGGCTGCCTGGCCTCCCGGCCGGCCGCGTAACCGCAGGTGCTGTCCTGGTGCCACGGGGGGGCCGATCGGATATGCCTCCTGCGGCCGCCCGACGTGTCGGGTGTCGCGGTAGGAGTGCGGGGAAGCGCCGGCCCCCTCGAAGCACCAGGCTTCGATTCTTGCTCTGTCCTCCCGGCTCCGGCTTCCGCTCCCCTTTCGGATCTTCGCGGCCCCTTGGTCTCACCTGAGATCTTGTGGTCTTTCTTCTGTTGTACCTTAAGTATGCAGCACTGGCACGGCAAACACAAGTCCCTGGGGCAAGTTCACCCGTTCGGATGACGTGCTATGGCTGCAAGTACGACGTTGAGACTGCCACCGATGGTACCCTGGGGAGCATGAGCGAAACAGCAACCGCCGCCGACCTGCCCGAGGGCAGCGTGGTCGCCGAGATTGGGCTCGCATGGATCAAGGGAAGCCAGGATTGGTGGTACGCGACCGGCATCCACCGTGAGCAGCCGTACCTCAATGAGGAAATCGACCACCGTCTAGCCGCTGGTGCTGGGGTGCTGCGGGTCGGCACCGGACAGGAGGGCTGAGGGCTGATGGACCCGTTGAGCCTAGCCGTCGGGGCTGCGCTGCTGGCCGTGGGCTTTCTGGCTGGCCGGATCGGTCGAGCCGGCCGCCGGCCGCCGGACGAGCAGCCGATCTGCGGGTGCACCCACCACCGCTCCATGCACGACCCGGAGTCCGGCACCTGTCGCGCTCGGATCAAGCTCGGGAACTGGTTTGACGGCTACCACCACCAAACCTGTCGGTGCCGGCAGTACAGCGGTCCGGTGCCGATCATCGACTTGTGGACCCCGCCGGTACTGCCCGCGGCCAAGGAGGAGACGTGAAGATCCGGATCACGCTCGACGGGCGGCTGGCGCTCACCGTGGAGCAGGCCGCCGCCCGCTACGGGCTCGCCCCCCACACCATCACCTCCGCGATCTCCCGGCTCAAGCTGGCCCCCGACGCCATGTTGGACGGGCGGAAGAAGCTCTACCTCCAGGCGCGGTTGGACTCGGCGATGCGTGGCCGGCCGGGGAAGGGCGCCAACTGGCGGAAGGAGCCCGGACGGTGACGTGGCGACAGGTGGCCGAGGTGCTGGCCCATCGGTTGGTGAACCATGCCTACTGCGAGGTTCATCCGGAGAGCCGGCCCGGCGAGCAATGCCCGTTCTGTGATGACCGGGCTGCGTACCGGTTGTGGCAGCGCAAGGCCGGCGTCCAGGACCCGCCGCCGTACACGGGGCCGACGGTCGACATCTTGGAGCTACGGCGGGAGGGGTAGCTGATGGACTGGCTGATCATCGCTTTGTTGCTGTTCACGGGCCTGTGGCTTGGCGCCCGGCTGAGCGCCGGCGCGACTGGGTGGTGGCGGGCCGTCCAGTTCGTGTGCGGGATCGTGCTGGTTTTCGCCGTGTTCGTGGTGGGGCTCAGCGTCGCGTTCCTTTACGACGATGCTCATCCGGAGCCGGGGGTGTGCCAGGAGGAGGCGCCGGCCCGCGAGGGACCGGCGCCCGACCCCACACCCCCGGCGCGACCGTAACCCCGGCGCCGGGCCGCCGCCACCGGCCGGACAGGCGACCCCGACCGGGTGAGGGATAGGCGGCATCATCCCGTCACCGTGACGGGGGCTAGCCGTCGTGAGCGGGCTCACAGCAACCCGAGCCGCTCTCGGATCGTTGGACAGGTCACCCCTCGTCCGTGGCGGGAGTGAGGAGCCACCCCGCCATGCCATCCCTACGTGCTGTGCTCTACATCCCACCCGGTACCGACCAGACCCTCTGGCAGCATGAGTGCGCGGCGCTGTGCCGGGCACGCGGCTGGCTGGTGGCCGCGGTCACCGCGGACGCGGTGACCGCCCGGCGGCTGATACTCGCCGGGGCGGCTGAGCTGGTGGTGGTGGCCCGGCCGCGTCATCTGGCCGCGGTGGCGCTGGTGGTGGCGGTGGTTACTGACCCGCCGGGGCGGGATCGGCGGGGCCGGCCCCGGCGGCTGCGCTGAGTCCTAGCCCGGTGCCCACCAGGTCACGGACGGCCGCGGCCCGGCTGGTGCCGGTCTTCTCCGCCCAGGCGTCCACCCGGGCCAGCAGCTCGATCGGGAACCGGATCATCACCGGCGGTCCGACCTCGGGCCGCCCGGTCCGGCGGGCCACCCGCACCGCGTACCCCTCGGCCAGCCGGTCCGGGTCTGCGGTCAGCCTCAGCCCGGCGGCGGCGAGCCGGTGCGCGACCAACTCGGCCAGATCGTGCGGGTTGCGGCCCGCCTCGTCCTCGGCCGGGCCGAGGATCGCCCGGATGTGCCCGTCGGTGGCTGGCGCCAGCACCACCTGGCCGTCCCGGTCGTGGCTGAGCTGGCCCAGCGCCTTCGTGGCCTCCTGTAGGAGGGTCTGCTGCTCGGCGGGTAGGTCCGCTGGTCGCGCCGGCTGCCAGTTGTTCATGATCTCCCTTTCACACGCAGTTGAAGCAGTAGCCCTCAAGGCCGCTGAAGTCGTCCAGGTGGCCGAGCGTCTTGCCGCACTCCTCACACCGGTCGATCCGGGTGACCTCGGCCAGCCGCCGCTCGTGGTCCTCGGCCTGCAGCTGGCGCTCCAGCATCCGGGCCGCGACGCGGATGGTCTTGTCGCGGCCGGTGAGCGCCAGCCGTAACCACTGCTCGCCGGTGTCCGGGTCCGCGACCCAGCCGACGATCTGGCCGTGGCGGGCGACCTGCTCGCCGTTGTCCCGGACCCACCTCAGGGTCAGGACGTGGCGGAAGCGGTTGCGGTAGGCGGCG